TTTCATAATGATTGAATAGCGTCTCGTGGGAGAGATTTATTAAAAAAAATTGTTCAGACCCTTTACGTGTTTATTATGTTCTACTTTACAAACTGGACAGGTATACTTTACTGCAATCCTAACAAGTGGCATTGTCTCGAAGAAATCCTCGAGCATCTTGTTCTGTTTGCTAGTCAAACTATCCATGAATGCTTTTAGTTCAGATTCAGTTTCTTCAGCAACATGGTATACGTCATCTTCGACATAAATAGTTTCCATCGCTGCCAAGACTGCTTTCTGCTTAGCATCTTCCTCAGTTGAATTCTGAATCTCAATCAATTCATCCATTGTCGGATATTTCATCAGAACAGTGATTGTATCAGATAGTTTGACCTTATTGCTATGCTCTTCAGGAGTAAACACTTCAACTGTTCGTAAGTCAATCTGGATCTTTGCTTTGGCTTCTGGATCCTCACAGGTATCACAGCGGAATACTAACTCGCTGAACTCACCAACGGACTTTGATCGAATAAAGGTAAACAGATACTCAAGATCGAAACTCGTCATATTCTCAACAAGTTCAGATGGCTCGATACAGTTCTCAACTACTTGTTTCAAAGTAGTCAACATCACTGCTAGGTCTTCTGACTCTTGAGCAGCTAACAGAGCACGTTCTTCTTTTACTCGGAATGGACGATACTTTGCTTTCTTCTTTGTTGATGGAATAGTAATCGGGTATAGTGGGGTTGGGTTAACTTCAGATAATCTCATAGTTTTTTCATCTTCTCCATAATTATTGCATTCATTTCAGAGGTAGTACCAATGAAGGCTACATTATTAGTTACATTAGCAGTCGGTATATTCTTCTCAGTTGACTTCTCAAGAATCTTTCTTTTCTTCTCATGCACGTCCAGCAATTGAGAATTCATATCAGATACTGTCTTCAGCATTGTTGCTAGTACTTCATATGACCTTGGTGTTTCGCTTTGAATGGCAATTTCTAGCGCACTCTCAATGGCTCTGTTACCGAGGTTGAGAAGTCCTTTGATGTTTGTTCTTGCCAGTTCTGCGTCTGTTGAAACAGTTGAGTCTTTATCATCTTCGGAGATTGTGGGAAGTATAACCCGATCCATCGGAACTGGTTCTACATCAAATACCTCGGAAATCTTTTTACTCATTGTTCTTTAGAAACTGCGTCAGATGCGTTATTTATTCTCGCAATTTTCTCTTGACCGCGAGTAAATGCCGAGACGCCAAGAATCGCTCCGAATGAGATATGGAATAATCCAGACCCAACCAGAGTTAATGGTTGCCACTGAGAATTGACATTACCATTATAAAATGTCTGGATAATTGACCAGAGAATTGGCGCAACAACAAAATCAAATAAACAAATAACCAAATACACAATGGCAGTAATTGGTCGCCATTTATTTTGCAACCAAGTTTCTGGTGTCATTAGTATTTTCCTCTGGTAACATCGGATTGAAGTTGTGATGCTGCACCGGAAACATCATTACCTCTGGTGTTATATACACTACCCATTTTACCAACAGAATCAGCGATCTGTTGGCTTCCACCAGGAATACTGTTCATTGAATTGGTCAGACTAGAGAAGATTGATCCAACTCCTGATAAGTTCGCACCAATAGCACCAAGATGACCAGGAATACCTGCGACATTTGACACAACAGCAAGTTTGCCACCAATTCCCAATAGATTGGTTTGTATACCTGCGAATGGTGCCCCAAGTCCCAGAGAACTTGCTGCTGAGTTAATAGCACCAAGTGTATTTGCGATACCGACCGTAGCATTAGTGAGTGCAGCTAATGGTGCGGTGATGTTGTTGATTCCTTCTCCAAGCCCACCAAGAGCAGCACCAAAATCACTGGAACTCTTTCCAAGAGAAAGAATACCACTACCGAAAGCAGAAGTATTTGCATTTCCTCCAGGTGCTGTGCTTAACAAAGCATAGGAAGCAGAACAACTTCTTGATGTGTCGGATGCGAAATCTCTGCCGAGGGCAACTGCACCACCAGAAAAGTTATTCGAGAATCCTGAACCACTACCAGCTGTTGCGTAGCCGAGATATTCAGCAGAACCATCTTTTGCCAATGCTGCCACACCACTCTCTGATTTTTTAGTCGTGAACAGTTCTAGTTTATTGCTAATTTCATTCCCTGCTTCATCCATGGGAATTTGAGTCCAGTATTTGAATACCAGAGATACGCGCACTCTGATGATATCTTTATTCTCGAAACCGAAACTAATATCCTGTATTGATTTCGGATATGCCTCAAAGACTCTGGCACAATAAACTATTTTACTTTCTTTATCAGTTACGATGACATCTAATTGTTTAGTGTAATCTGAATAATATCCTACATTTCTTGTTGTTTTATTTACAACTGCGTTAGACCATTGTTCGAAGTATTGTTTAACTATCATCTTCCTGTCAGATATAAATGATAGTTCCATACTTGGATATAATGGCATATACGGTACTTCTCTATTTTCACCGAATATTCTAATATCTGTTGTTGAGTTTGTTAACCCAGGAAGGTTAACGCTGTCGCACATTAAACTAACTTCTTTACCAGTGGAGTCACCAAACACCACATAGTAGTGCGTTCCTGTGAGCAGTCCTTCAGATTTTACCTTAGAGATAAACTCATTTAATGTTGCCTTTGAATCCATGATTACCAGTGCGCTTTCTTAGATGATTCTTTCCATACCTGTTCTTTGGATGCGCCGACGAATCTCTGTACTGGCATTAACATAGCCGTATACCAGGATTCATGGGGGATTTCGCAGAATGGGGACTTTACGTGCGGAAGAAGGTATTGTTTAATGCAAGGTGCCGCTGCCTTTAGACGAGACATTCCCTGGATCAAATCCCAAGAATACTTAATCTTAGCAGTATCCGTCCCACCCTTCTCATAGATGGATGTCAGTTCTTTGAATAGCATCATACGAGGACGATAGTCCAGATAATGAAGATTCAATCCAATGAAACCATTCTCTGTCTTTGCATAAGGAATAACTAAAGGAAACTGGTCATAGTAAGGCAGAGTTTCTTTGAACTTTGGATCATAGTAAAAGAAGATTGGTCGACCAGGCACTAGGCGAGAAGTCAAGTTCATACCACCATCACCAATCATAATTCTGTTGGGTGTGATTTTCTTGGTTGACAACATCTTTACTTGGTCGTCAAACCATCTTTTTGAATTCACAACTTGACTTGGATCAATATGATACAACTCAAGTGAGGTCTTTCTTTCTCTTGCCATATTTCCTTAGAACAATTGTTTCTCGGTTAGTACGATGAATTCCATATTGTGCTTCTTACAATATGCATCAGCACTTTTCCACTTCTCTGTATTTACAGCATAGGTAGCCATCTCAGTCAGAAACTTCTTGGTCTTTCTAGTCTGCTTCGGAGGTTCCGTTTGCGCCGAAGGTTTAATTTCCACTGCGTATTTCTTTATATCACCAGTTCTTGTCTTTACCATAATGACAAAGTCAACAAAGTATCTGTGCGGTCGTTTATCAACTGGTGATATATAAGGAATAACTAATTCTTCGTTGTTGTACTTTAACACTGAAGGATTCGCGTCGCACCAATTTAGAAACTTCAACTCCCAGCTGCTACGATAGAAGATATTGTTAATATCACCTACGTATTTCTCTGGTCGTTTTGGTTTGAAATATCCCTGAATATAGTGCCGCGCCATTCGCTAAATATAATACTACTAACCATTATTTAGACCACCACAATGGCAACTCCTCAAAAACGCTCTGTAACGTACAATACTCTCAAGTACGAGATACAGAATTTACAGTACCCAGAGGATTTGGATACATCGGAACAATATGGTCAGAACAGAGTATTGTTCTTTATCAATGTCACTGGTGAAAGTAAATTGAACAAGAATTCAATTTACCCTGAGCGAATAGTAGTAGATATTCCTCCGAATGAATACAAGAATTCTGTTGGAAGAGAATCACTTGAGAAAGCAACCGAGAAAATTGGTCTTGGTGGAGCATTGAGAAGTACGTTACCAATGAAGAGGTTAACCTCTGCTATTAGCCTATATATCCCAAATGATCTTAGTACCTCGTATGGTGTTACATGGGGAGATGGAGAAGAGTTAGCGGGTAGTGGTCTTTTTGCGCAACTAGGTTCTGATGTGACTAGTGGTAAAGCGGGATTTGGGGATGCGGCTGCAAGTGCAGCTCTAACTGGAGTCGCGCAAACAGTCTTAAAAAATTCTAAGTCTGTTCAGAAAATTTCAAGGACTACACAAAACACAAAGAAAGAACAATTATTCCAGGGTGTTGATTTTAGAACTATAAATTTCTCTTATCAATTCGCACCAAAGAATGAGTTTGAAGCAGCTAATGTTCTTGACATTATTCGAACATTTCGTCACCATATGCTTCCTGAGTTCGCAGATGAGAATCAGTTTATCTATATCTACCCTTCTGAATTTGAGATCAAGTATTTTAGGGGTGACCAAGAAAGTGAATTCCTCGAGCGACACTTTACTGCTGTGTTGACAAATTGTAACATAAACTACACACCGAATGGGCAATTTGTTACATTCGAAAATGGAATGCCTTCTCAGATAAACATGACCTTGACATTCAAAGAACTGTTCTTGGCATCCAAAGAAACATCAAGTCAGTTTGAGGCTGGAAAATGACCTACTTCGCAAACTTCCCAGATATCTTATATCCATTCGAACTGGGTGGAAAGATCAAACTCGTTCGAGTCAAAGACATTGTTTGTAATGTTAGAGTTAGAAAGAAGGTACTGAGTAATATCACGTTGTATGATGAATATGATATTGAGGACGGAGAGACTCCGGAAATTATTGCTGAGAGAGTTTATGGGGATGCCAATCTTCATTGGGTAATTATGCTTGCGAATGATCGTTATGATAGGTGGAATGATTTTCCAATGAGTGGAGAGGCTCTTGGCAAGTACATTGAAAACAAATATGGGCAGGGAAATGATGGTGACCAGCACTATATTTTTGACACGCCACATTTCGAGGATGAGAAAGGAAATATAGTTGACGGTCCTGCAACAAATCTAGTTCGAGCCATAACCAATCTTGAGTATGAGACAAGAGTCAATGAGAGTAAACGAAGAATTAAGATTATCAATAAAACTCTAATTGCTGCTATCGTCTCTGAACTTGAAACATCATTTGAGACGTTCGAAGAATGACTGTTAATTACCCTCTGAAGTTTGCAGGTGAATATACCTTAGATGAGGTAACTATAATTACGTCTGAAAATGCAGAGACGAATATTGTCGATCAGGTTGTTGGTATTGTTGTTTATGAAGATCTGTTCTCTCCATTTATATCAGGAACTATTTTCATAAAAGATACATTCGACCTCCCTGGGTTATTCGGAAGATCTGGACTTAATAGAGTTCGTCTAAAGATATACACCCCAACTATTGACAAAGATAATTATATCTCTTCGGTATTTCACATATACAAACATTCTGATAGAACACTTACTGGGGATAGAACGCAACAATACTCATTCCACTTCATATCAGAAGAAGCTATCGCCAACCAGAAAAAGATATCCAAGAGTTATGGTGGTTCTCCATCAGAGTTAGTGAACAGAATTATTAGAGATGAGTTCCGTTCTAGAAAACCAGTCTATATGACTCCATCGACGAACAGCATAAAGTATGTGTCTAACTTCTGGACTCCGACGGAGAATATCAGATTCCTTTCTGAGGTATCAAGAGGAACTGGTGGTGATAACTTCGTATTTTTTGAGAATAGAGATGGGTTCAATTTTCTTTGCTTAAATGATATGGCAAATAAACAAAAGCCAACTCTACAGAAGTTTAAAAATATTGATTCTCTTGGCAAAGGAAAGAAAGATATCAATTTTGACTATGAGACTATTATTTCCATAAACGTAGATACTTTCTATGATTACTTCAAAGACTTAGATTCTGGTATGATAAAATCTAAGTTGTATATCTCTGATCCAGTATTAAAGAGATACAAGATTAAAACATTCGATCTTTCAACTGATAAAAAAGAACTACTCAATAAGAACAGACTTTATACTGATAAAGTAATTAGTGAATCACAAACAACTATTATGAGCGGCACCCGTCAGTATAACACGATGAGTGCCGGAGACTCAACTAACTTTGATTATTATCAGAGACGGATTTCTCAGATCAGACAATTCCAAGCATCGAAGGTTGAGATCGAGGTTCTTGGAAGAACGGACTATACTGTCGGCAAGAAAGTGCTCTTGGATATTAACAAGATTCGCTCATTCTCTGCGGGAGATGATCAGGGAGATTTCTTAGATAAAATCCTTAGTGGATACTATATAATTTCCGCAGTCGCGCATAAGTTCTCTCTTGATAAACACATCTGCAGCCTCGAACTAATTAAAGATAGCACACAATCAGAATGACACAATTTTACACTGGCGTAGTTGAGGATAGAACCACTGACCCATTAAAATTAGGTCGTTGTAAGGTAAGAGTATTCGGTTTACATTCTGAGAGTAAACTAGATCTACCAACAGCAGATCTGCCATGGGCGATCGTAATGCAGCCTGTTACATCAGCTGCTATGAGTGGTATTGGGTTCTCTCCAGTTGGTCCAGTTGAAGGTTCTTGGGTAGTTGTTATCTTTACTGATGCTGATAACCAGCAGCCAGTAATTATTGGTACACTGGGTGGTATTCCTCAACAGGACGTCGGGACGAACTCAACTTATGCTGAACAAAGCAACACATTAAAATCCACTGATGGCACAGAAGTAACGGATAGTAGTGGTGCTCCAATCTTAACTGGTGAGACAACTCCTGCTACTCCGGAGACTTCTACCTCAGTTGGCCAAGCAAAGAAAGTATCTTCTTTATCTTTATCAGCAGAAGGATTAAATGAATTAAAGAGTCACGAGGGTCTTGCTTCTTTGGATAAAGCAAGGACGAGAATCGGCAGAGATTCTACTCCTGATAATACAACATTGTATCCATATAAAGATACCAAAGGCATTTGGACGATCGGTTGGGGATCAACTTATCTTCTTGATAATTCAAGAGTCAACGAGAACACAATTATCACTAAAGCAGAAGCTGATAAACTTCTGGCATATAAACTGGAAAAGGAATTTGTTCCTGCTATAAAACGTAATGTGAAGGTTCCTGTCACCCAGAGTATGTTTGACTCTCTGGTGGGTATGGTCTATAATATGGGATCTGGTGGATTGTTTAGCAGCCAGATTGCTACAAGTCTTAATGCAGGAAAATATGAAGAAGCAGCTGCATTTATTCCGCAGACCAGAAATAACAATGGTACTCTCACTGGAAGAAGAGAAAAAGAGAAAACTCTATTTCTGAAAGACGGTATTCCTACCATCGATGGTGATGTAACACCAACTCCAGCAACGCCAACTGAAACCAAAACAGCAGCTGATGTTACGCAGAATCCAGCTGTTATTCGTAAAGCATCCACGACTACCGTAGCGCAGCCATTAAACCCAACAGATAATTCTGGTTTCAAGGATCCTAATAAAGCATACCCAAGATTTCTGAATGAACCAGATACGCACCGTCTAGCAAGAAATGAGTCTATTGATAATACAGTTGTATTCTCCAAGGAAGCTGGTCGTGTTCTAAACGTAAAGAAGGCAGATGGGTCAACTTGGAATCAACCTCCTATTCCATACAATGCCAAGTATCCATTCAATCATGTATTCGCAACTGAGAGTGGCCATATTGAAGAATGGGATGACACAAAGGGCAGCGAGCGTCGTCACTCCTTTCATAAGTCTGGAACATTTTACGAGATCGATGCAAATGGAACTAGAGTAACTCGTATCGTCGGTGATGATTATGAGATCTTAGAACGTAATGGTAACATTCTGGTTAAGGGTGCTTGTAACGTAACTATCCAGGGAAACTCGAATGTTCGAATTGAGAATAACTCTATCGTTCAAGTTTTAGGAAATGCTACTCTAAATGTTACTGGGAATCTAACCCAAGCAGTATCTGGTGATTATAAAGTAAAGGTCGGCGGTCAATTCGCAGTTGACGCAAATAAGATTTACTTCAATAGTGGAGTTGCGAGTGGAGTGTCTCTACCAACAGAAGCTGCTGGTGAACAACCAGAGTTCGGTGTATTGACTACGACAAGCAGAACTAGCGATGTTGATGCCAATTACGAGACTCCACAGGAAGGTAATTCAGAGGAATTCGTTGCGAAGAATATTGATAATGGTAAGGTGAATCCAGAAGAGACTCAACCTACCACGACACCAACCACTGAGGAAGCAGTTGTTCCAGAGAAAACAGCAGTCGCATCGTTCACTACTTGTGGCGATGACATCAAGAATACAACTACCTTTACCTCTGGATTCAAACTAACTGAACAGTTTACGCTTGGTCAAATCTGTGTCGGCTCCAGTGGTATTCCAAGTGGTGTCAACTATGGAATACCAGCATCTGAAATTGTTTGTAACCTTCGTCTACTGGTAGCAAATTGTATTGAGCCAATCAAAGCAAAGTATCCGAATCTGAATATCACCAGTGCCTGGAGATCGGAAGCACAGAATACAAAAATCGGTGGTTCAAAGACATCGGATCACTTGAAAGGAATGGCGATCGATTTCCAGTTGAAGGGATTCAACAGAAAGCAACACTACGATGCTATTATTGAGATCCAGAAAATGCTTCCGGCATTCCGACAACTTATTCTTGAGTATAAAGGTGCAACTACCTGGATTCATATTGCTTTCAATATAAATAATAATCTTATGCAGGCATTGACAATTGATGCAGCAATAAATAAGACCCTCAAATCTGGTGGCTATGTGCTAAAGGAATAATATGCCAGCAGTAGCAAGACTCTACGACAAATGTTCTGGTCATGGTTGTTTCCCTCCGAGGGTAAATGATGCTGCATCATCAGATGTTTTTGTTAATGGTAAAGGCGTACATAGAGTCGGCGACCATTGGATTCCGCATAAATGTAATAAGAATATGCATGACTCAATCCTTGCTGCTGGGAGTTCTACTGTATTTGTTAATGGTAAGGCTGTTGGAAGAATTGGTGATGATGTTGCCTGTGGTTCAGTGATAGCGCAGGGATCTTCAGACGTTTTCAGCGGGTAACTAAATAATACATGGCCACAATAACATTCTCAGATATCGATGCTAGTTTTACACCAAATCCCATAACAGGCGATTTGGCAGTAAGAACAGACGACCAGGCAATTAAATTCGCCATTCGTTCACTCATAATGACGAATTATTATGAGCGTCCATTTCATAGTAATATTGGATCCCCTGTCAGTTCTCTCTTGTTTAATAACATGGGTCCAAATTTCAATAGCATCCTTAGGCAAGGCATTACTGATACCATAAACAACTTTGAACCAAGAGTTGATGTTTTGGAAGTTCAGATAGATGATTCACCAGATAATAATCGAGTGTATATCTCGATTATCTTTAAGATTAAGAACACAGAAAGACCAATTGAGGTCGGGCTAAATCTAACGAGAACACGATGACAAGTAAAAACATTAGAACCGATTCTCTTGATTTCGATGAGATCAAACAGAATATCAAGAACTTCCTTCGTGGTCAGTCTAAGTTTACTGACTATGATTTCGAAGGTTCTGCTCTTAGTATTCTGATTGATGTTCTTGCGTACAACACTCATTACAACTCATTGTACACGAACCTTGCGGTCAATGAGATGTTCTTGGATAGTGCAAACAAGTATTCTAGTGTTGTGTCATTGGCGAAGAGTCTTGGTTACAATGCCAAGTCTATTACTAGTGCCAGAGCAAAAATCAATCTAACCATCACTACTAATACGTTTAGCACAAATACTTTAGTTCTTCCCGCAGGAACAGTATTCCGTGGTAAAGTAGGTGATGTTGAGTATGACTTCGTCGTAGAGAGTGATGTCAGTTCATCGGGATTTCTTACTGCAGATAACATTAATGGTGTGTATAGGTTCTTTGATGTAAGTTTGGTTGAAGGTTATAGACTCACCAAACAATACGTCGCGACTGCAACTGGATTTGATTTTGCTATTCCAAATAGATTGGCTGATCTTTCATCGCTTCAGGTTAGCGTTCAAGATAATGCATCTTCATCAATCTATACTGGATTTGGTTTTGCAGCTGACACATTATCAGTTCAGGGTGACACCCCTGTATATTTTATCAAACAAAGAGATGATCTTTATTACGAGATATTCTTTGGTAATGATGTAATTGGTAAGGCAGTCAATCCTGGTAATGTCGTTCACCTTAGTTATTTGGTTAGTTCTGGCTCAGCTGCAAATGGTGCCAATAATTTCGTATACTCCCGTGGATTGAATCTTCCATCTTTGACATCAACTGTCGTAGAGTTAGTTTCTGCTGCTTATGGTGGAGCAGAAGAAGAAGATATTGATTCAGTTAGATTCAATGCCCCTCGCGCGTATGCCTCGCAGAACAGAGCTGTGACGGCTGAAGATTATAAGAATATCCTTTATACCAATTACCCATCCATTGAAACAATTGCTACCTGGGGTGGTCAGGAGAATTACCCTCCTGTATACGGAAAAGTTTATATCTCCGCAAAACCATACGGTGCCAGTTCATTTACTGCTGCAGAAAAAGAAAGTATCATAAACTTTATAAAGAGAACCAAGTCTGTTGTGTCAGTTACTCCTGTGTTTGTTGACCCAGAGTTCCTGAGAATTGAACTTACCACAACAGTAAACTTCAATAGAAATGCTGCTCGCCGAAGTGTTGGTGAGATCCAGAGTCTTGTTGCATCGTCTCTCGTACAGTACGGTGATTCACTTGGTAAATTTGGGTCCAATTTTAGATATTCTAAGGTCGGTGCTTTGATTGATGGCGCAGATGATTCTATTACGAGCAATGAGACATCGGTTAAAATTAGACATACAATAAGTCCGTTGTATAATAAGAATGCAAGATACACAGTCCCATTCGATAACCCTATCTTCGATAATCCACTTGGTGGGGCATTCTTCTCAACGAGATTCTATATTCCAACAGTAGAAGATCGTTGTTATCTGTCAGATGATGGTGCGGGCAATATCGACCTTTATTCAGAAACAATTGAAGGAACTCCTTCTAGAATTAGAACAGTTGGTAAAATTGAATACGTATCTGGGTTAATTGATGTATATGAATTAACGATCAGTGGATTACATGATACATTGTTTGAGTTCGTGGTAATTCCAGCGAAGAATGATATCTTTCCAACTAGAAAGTATATCATCCAAATGCCAGAAGAACTGTTAAATATCAGCATGCAAGTCGATAATACCTAAACATGGATGCATTAATCAATAGTACTGCTGTAGTAGCAGCAGTACTTTCTAAACAAGTTGCTCTTGCATCTTCTATTGATGCTTCTGCGATTGCATCACCACCGCTGTCTAAACAAGTTGCTCTTGCATCTTCTATTGGTGCTTCTGCTTTAATATCAGGGAACATTTCTTCTGGTGTTGCAGTATGTACCGTCAATATAGTAGCTAACCTTAATGTTACTGTAGTTATTGGCACTATTCCTGCACGATCTTCTATCAAATGTATTAGTTCTGCAGCAGGAAATCTTTCTGTAATAAGAAAACGTGATATCAATGATGTTCTTCCTGCCCATCTAGTTGAACAACAGTTTCCTTCATTCATTCGTGATGACTATCCAAAGATGGTCGAGTTCACTAGAGCCTATTATGACTTTATGGCTCAGACTGAGAATGGACGGATAGAGAATCTTAGAAATATCGATGAGACCTCAGGTGATTATCTTAATCACCTACAGAATGAATATCTGTATAATGCAGCGAAACCTAATTTTGAACAGGACTTCGCTGCTGAAGATTTCATTAGATATTCTAGGCAGTTCTATGCTGCCAAAGGAACTGAAGAATCAATTAAGTTCTTATTCCGCGCTCAGGCAAATAAAGAAATTGAAATTGAATATCCATCTGAACTGATATTCAAACCATCAACTGCGCGTTGGTACCAAGAGCAGTCAATTAAAGTATCAATTACTGAGAATTCGAATTCTATTCCTGCTACTTATTTTATTGGTGGGTATTTAACTATCAGAAATAACAACGGCGAAGAACAGACAATTGAAATATCTAATGTTATTGATTTAACGCAAAAAGTAGCATCTACTGATTTATCTACAGAATTTGAGATATTCTTTACAACAGAATTGATTATTGATATTCAAGTTGGTAATGAACTTTTCGCGACCAACTTTTCCGCAACAATTACACCATCTATCTCAGAAGTTGACATTATTAATGCAGGAAGTAATTTTAGAGTTGGTCAGGTAGTTAAACTTGATGGTGTCACTGGATCTGGCGCAGTTGCTGTTATTACAAAAGTGCTTGAAGGCGGCGCAATTCGAAATCTCAAACTTATTAAGTTTGGTTCTAGTTATGTTACTAACTTCTACCTTGGTATTGAGCCGGAGGGTGTGTTTACTAATACAGGTGCATCATTCACTGTTCCTAGTATTGATGGTGTTATTGCTACTACTAATCGTGCTCTCACAGACGTGACAGAAGGGTTTTTAGAATCAAAATCTATCTTAAGATCAGATTATGTTCTTAATGATTCTCCGGATGCATTTCCTTTCTATGCGTATCCTGGCTATGACGGTAAGTATGTTTCGCAATCATCTAACAGACAGGTATTTTACCTTGAGGAAAATTACTCTGCGTTGTTATTATGTAAAATTGGAGCGGTCTGTAAATATCCAGGAAAATATCTAGACCAGACTGGAATGCCATCTAACGATAGCGTTCTGCAAGATAATAATTACTATCAAGATTTCTCTTATGTAATTAAATCTACTCTTGATATTGAGAACTATAGAGATACGATTACAGCTCTGGCGCACCCAGCTGGGTTCAAGATGTTCGGTGAACTATCAATTGAAAATGAGTTCTATAGTGACACTACAGCTGGGGAAGCTACTGTCAACTCATTTGTTGATCCAGCTAGTTTTATAAATGTGAGTGTTACTGTTGCAGCTACTCTTAGTGTTGTCTAAATAATACACAAATCTAATTCAAATAATTATGCAATTACAAGATACATTCAAAGTCACGGGAAATATTGTTCTGCGTCGATATGATGAGAATGGTATTCTTAATCTCGAGCGTGAACACAAGAATCTAGTTGTTACGACTGGCAAGGAACTAATTGCATCCAGATTAGCCTCTGATACACGCCCTGCTATTACGATTACTGCTACAGCGGGAACTAGCACAGAAGCGACCATTACATACGCTACACAATTAGTTGTTCCGTATGAAGTTGGTACATACATATCCATTAGTGGCGTTGATCCTGTAGGATATAATGGAACATATAGAGTAAAGACAGCAACCACGACACAGATTACCTTTGATAGTACCACGACTGGGTCAATGGTAACTGCTGGTATTATCAATTCATTGTTTAATGATACAATCAAAACAATGAGAATTGGTGAGAATACTACAGTGGCTAATCTTAGCGATATTGCCTTGGCGACTCAAGTAGGTTCTGTTAGTCTTTTCTCAAGTGCGTTTAGTAATGCCAATGGAACAGCAGATGTTGTTTATATTGCTTTGTTTCCTGCAGGAACTGGCACCAGTACAGCTGGAATTGCTGAGGCTGCTTTGATGAATAGTAGTAATAAAATGCTTTGTAGAACAGTATTCCCTCTTGTCACAAAGGCAGCAGGAGAATCCCTGGCAATCTTCTGGACAGTAACTATAAACTAATAAGATGTCATCAATAATCACACACCAATTAAGAAGAGCCATCGCTGAGGCTATCTATGATGATATCTTCTCAAGAAGAAACAATTATTACTATGTTTTTGGGCGATACCTAGACTCGGAAACAGTTCCTACTGATCCCCAGAACACTCTAGAATATGAGACGACAATGCGAAATCACATTGTCGCAGCCAAGAAAGTATATGTCTCAGATGTAGCATTTATTGTTCCAAGGTTCAATTGGGTTAGTAACTCGTCATACCCGAAATATACCACATTGATGAATGGAAATGTAACAAAAGATAATGTAGTTAATGTTACTGACCTCTCCATAGGAGCAACAGCAACTATTCTTACTGTTGGCACCACAAACTTCGTTGCTATCGGAGCAATCAATAACAATATCGGTACAACATTCACTGCTACTGGATCAGGGACAGGTACTGGTACAGTTACTTCTTCTGGTCCTGCATTTTATGTATATGATGATATAAACTATAGAGTCTACAAGTGCATCAATAACAATAATGGTGTCGGTGCTTCTACTATCCGTCCAACCAGTACAGAAGCATTTGATGTTACGTATTCTGATGGATATACTTGGCGCTATATGTATAGCATTCCGAAATCTCTCAGGAATAAATTTGTAACAGCAACACACATCCCTGTGTTCACTGCTCTTCAGAAACGATATTATTCTGATGGTGGTATTGGTGATATTACAATCGTTAAGGCAGGGGCTAACTACACACAGGCAACTTCAGTAATTACTGTTTCTGGAGATGGTTCCGGAGCAGTATTAACTCCTGTTATTGTAAATGGCCAGCTTGGTGATATTATCGTAAACAATCCAGGTCGAGATTATACCAGAGCAGTTATTTCTATTTCTGACAGTGGATCTGGATCAGGTGCCGAGGCAGTTGCTGAATTAAACACAGGTGATCTGGATAGTGATCAGGCACTTGTTGAACTATTAACTGTCGGTGGAACAGTTGACAGCGCCGAAGTAATAAATGGTGGTTCTGGTTATGTTACTGCCGCTGTCCAAGTCATCGGTGATGGTACTGGAGCTATTGCACAGGCAGATATATTTGGTGGAGTAATCACAAAAATCCGCATCACTAGCAAAGGAAAAGGTTATTCCTACGCTTCATTAGTAATTACACCACAGAATATTCCTGCTATTACAACAGCAGCAACAGCTCGAGTTAATGTATCGTCATTCCTTGGTCACGGCAGAAATGCAGTTTATGAGTTATTTGCTGACCAACTGATGTTCTATTCGAATATCACTTCAGATAGACTTGCTGATTTTGATGTTGTTACTCCATATAAGCAATTCGGTATTATGAAGAATATTCGTAATCTTGAATATACATCAAATATCTATGACCAAGTATCTCCGAACAGGTATCAGGTTGAGGCTGACTTTGGACCACAGGTATTATTCGTCGGTGGCGGTGGTACTGGTGCAAAAGGACGAGTCAACGTAACTGGTAATTTTGTTTCAGATGTGAAGATCGAAAGTGCCGGAGCAGGATATTCTTCTACACCAACAGTAACTTTTAGTGGTACTGGTTCTGGTGCTACTGCAGTAGCTACTATTGATGCAAAACTAAACACCGCGACATTGAGTTATGGTGGTGTTGGATACGCATCTCCTCCAGGAGTCGCTTTATCTGCAGCCCAGGGTTTCGGTGGTGTAATTACTGCGACCACTACTCTTGGTGTTGGTGCTGTTGTTATTACTAACCAAGGCAGTGCTTATGCTACTGCGCCTACTGTTGGGTTCACTGGTGGAACTGGAGTAGCAGCAACTGCCACTGCAGTTATTGCTGATGGTAAAGTAGTTAAGATTATTATTACGAATCCAGGACAGTATTCTGTAGTTCCTACTGGAGTCACTTTCTCTGGCGGCGGTGCAGCAGCTGGAACAGTTGTTCAGACGTTTACTACTAATTCACTGACAGTTAGTAAGGTCGGTTCAGGATATCAACAAAATCCAACATTGACATTTAATGGTTCATGTGGTATATCTGATATTATTGTAAACGATCCAGGATACTTATTCACTGCTGGTTCTAATCCTGCATTGACATTTACTGGCGGTGGTGGAAATGGATTAGCAGCAACTGCTTACGTTAATGACTGCATTAGAAGCGTAACAATTACAAATTCTGGAACTGGTTATTATCAGGCTGGAGCATTGATTCCGACCACGACGTTTACGACGATATCTGGAGTTAAACTAACAACCGCTACTGTTAGTAGCGCAACAGTAAGACAAAAATCGTCCAGTGGTTCTGGAACTGGTGCTACTTTCACCATTACGACGACTGGTTCTGGAGCTACGTATACTGGTGTCACGACCATTACTCTTGCGATTAATGGTTCTGGATATGCTCTTACTGATACAGTAACTATTAGTGGCGCTGCTCTTGGTGGTCTAGATAGCGTCAATGATTTGACATTCACAATTGCTACTGCAGTTGGTGCTTTGCCAGTAGTTACATTCGGAGGAGCTGGTGGTGCGACAGCAACAGGAACTGCAGTTGTTTCTGGTGGCGGAGTAGTAGGAATCACTATTACCAATAGAGGGACTGGATATACATCAGGTTCAGTTACAATTGCTGCACCAAGCAGTGGAACTACTGCGACAGCCAATGTCTCTGTTGGTAGTGGTATTAGTCATATCAATATTACCAATCCAGGAACTGGATACACAGCATTACCTACAATAACAGTAGCCAATAATGGAACTAGAGATGGTTTCCAATTAACTCCTGTGCTCGGAAAAGGAATTGGTTCCACTACAGTAACTGGCATCTTAAAAACAATTACACTGACAGGCAATGGTAGTGGGTATACTTCTGCCCCGACTGTTGTGTTGAGTGGTGGTTCACCAAGTACGGCAGCAGTTGCTTATTCGAAAGTAGTTGGAGCAGTTACATCTATTACAGTGGATGATGGCGGCGCTGGATATAGTAGTAGCCCATCAGTTATTATTTACGGTGGTGAAGGGATTGGGGCATCATATGTGGCCAATATCAATACCAGCACTGGTACAGTTACTACTTGCACCAAAGTAAGGGGTGGGAGTAATTATGTAATTACCAAATTTGCTGATTTTACTATCGGCACATTATTGGTTGATGAACTGTTGAATGAGTATAATGTATACTCTGCCAAAACTAATATTGATAATAGTTCACTTATCATAACATCAAATAATGGTTACCCAGTAGTCGGTAGAATGAAGATTCGTAAGAAGAATGCCTCTGACTATTTTATCACCAATACAGCACTGAGTCAGAAGTTCTTGGAATCGCGTTTTCCTGTTGCTTGTTATAAAGTTCGTGGTAATTTTACTTTAGGTAATTATCCGGCGAATACTACTGTGACATTAAGTGACCAGGTAAATGGTACTAAGACATTCATTGTTATCTCATCAAAATACTATGATGTTGGTGTTAACGAAATGTTGTTATTGCCTATCGATGGAGGCACCCTAAATAATGGTATGACGCTAACAAATGGGTCAAATCCTTTCTCGGTACTATCTTACGATGAGCCTGCACTGGATAGAAGAACTGGTGATGTATTAATGATAGCAAACAACTCATCTTCTTTTACTCAGAATGCCGACCAAACTCTTTCATTCAGAACTATCATAAATTTCTAATATGACAACATACAACCGCGACCCATACTTCGACGATTTTGACAAAACAAAGAATTTCGTCAAGATCCTGTTCAAACCTGGTGTCTCTGTTCAAGCGAGAGAGTTGACTCAGCTGCAGACAGCGATTCAGGAACAAATTAAATCGATCGGTGGTTTCCTCTTTAAGAATGAATCACTGGTCACTGGTGGTAATAGCAGAACATTCTCTGCTATTTGGATCGATGTTGCATCAACTGATCTTTCTGACTATGTGACCAAGACATTCGTCGGCGCAAGTAGTCGCGCAAAGGCACAAGTTATTTCGTATAAGAATAACGTATCTTCTGGTGTTTCTAGGCTGTATTTTGTCTATAAGAATGGATACAGATTCCAGAAATCTGAGTCGTTGAGTGAGGATGTTCTTTCACCATCAGTTGCCCCAGTAGTAACAACGAATAGCGACACCAATACTGGTAGCGCTATGGCGTACACGATCTCTGAGTCTGTGTTTTTCGTCAAAGACTATTTCGTTGTTTGCTCTGAGCAAACTATTATTATTTCTGAGAACGCAACTCCGAGCGTAAAGATCGGTCTTACTGTTACTGAAGATATTGTTACGTATCAGGATGATGCAACACTGTTGGACCCAGCAACTGGTTCATACAACTACGCAGCACCAGGTGCTGATCGTGTCGCTATTAGCCTTGATCTAGTTACACATGCTCTGGATCCACTGGCAGATACAGATGCTGAGTTTATGATCGAGAACACTGAAGATAACTTCATTGAACTTGCTCGATATAAAGATGGTGTACTAATTAAGAGTTTGACTAGCCCAACTCTCGGTGCTCTTGAGGGAGTTCTCGCAAGAAGAACGTATGATGAATCAGGTGATTACACTGTTCGTGCGTTTAAGACTAAAGTTACAGACAATGTCAAGAAAGATTCTTCTAAATTAAGTCTGGCCATTGAACCAGGTAAAGCCTATGTTAAAGGCTATGAGTTCGAGACTACCTCAACTCTTTTCCTTGACTTAGAAAAAGCAAGAGACACGAATTTCATCAATAACTTCTATGGTGAAGCAGCATTCGGTGATTACTTTATTATTGAACACCCAACTGGTGCGCTTATTGATTATACTGCCAATCCAGAAATCAATTTAGTTAATTCATCGGTGGCAGTTATTGGTACTGCCAGAGTTAGGTATGTTTCTAGACATTCTGCGAATAGATTAAAGTTATACGTTTACAATGTAAAATTCACTACGAGTTCTATTTCTGCAGTAACCACAGTTAAAAATGGATCATGGACTGCTAATGTTGATGGGGCAGCGAACGCAAATAAATTATATCGCGGAAAAAACTTACAATATATTGTTCCTTTCACGCGCAGTCCAATTAAATCAGTGACTGATATTAGTTATACTTCACAGGTTGCAGTCAGCAACATAGCAACGGCTACTACATTAAGTTCACCAACATCATTAAGTGCAGGTAAAACTTATTCATCTAGTAACCCAGATGATTATATTGTTGTCAAGAGTGATGGTTCCGTTGCAACTGGGTTCACAGTTACAACCAGCGGAGGTCAGACGTTCATTTTGACTGGTACATTTACCAATGCGGCGACATACTCAGTTTATGCTAAGATTGCAGTTTCTACGCCAACAGTTAAGTCTAAAGTAAAGACAGCTGCTACTGTAACTGCCACAAATAGCAACGGCAACATCTCTCTTGGTGTGGCTGATGTTTATAGAATTGTTTCCATCTACGCAAGCAGCACGGATGGAAGTTTGACATTAGATATTACTGGTAGATATAAACTGAATCGTGGTCAGAAAGATACTCATTATGATTACAGCACACTTGTTCTGACAACTGGTCAACAAGCAGCCAATTTAACTACGTATCCGCGACTTGTCATAACTCTTGAGTATTTCGTTTCTGCGCAGACCAATGGTTATTTCACAATTGACTCATACAATACTACTACAACAGATACAAGTCTGTTAGTTCCGTATGAGAAGATTCCATCATTCACAGGTTCAAATGGTGCGGTAGTTTCATTACGTGATGTTATTGACTTCAGATCTGTGCGTGCTAATGTTTCTGGATTCCCAGGATCATTAGGGACTCCTATTCCTTCCAGCGATAACACAAGTATTGTTGGTAATGAATTCATCACTCCATCGAGTAACATCACTTCTGACTTTGAGTACTACCTTCCTAGAGTTGATAAACTAATTATCACCAAGGAAAAGAAGTTCGACCTTATTCAAGGCAATTCTTCAGAAATCCCGCAAATTCCATCTGATATTTCAGATGCGATGACGATCTATACAGTAGAGATTCCTGCCTATACGTTTAGTGCTGCTGAAGTTAAATTGAACTATATTGAGAATCGCCGTTATACAATGCGCGATATCGGTAAGATTGATAAACGAGTAGATCGTCTTGAGTATTACACATCGATGAGTTTGCTTGAGAAACAAGCATCAGATGAAGTAATTGTTAATGCAACTGGTATTGACAAGTTCAAGAATGGTATTCTGGTTGATCCATTTGCTGGTCACGGAGTTGGTGACGTTGGCTCTGCTGATTACTCCTGCTCTATTGACGTAGCGAATAGAACTCTTCGTCCGAGATTCGCATCTGATTCATTCACGTTTGACGTAAACTTATCAGAGACTAGCGGAGCAAATTATTCGAGGAAAGATGATCTAATCACTCTTCCATATTCAACGGAATTTTATGTTTCAAATAACCAGGCTACTAACTGGCAAAACCTAAACCCATATGCAGTGTTCTCATGGGATGGTGAGATTAAGTTAATGCCTGCAACTGATACTTGGACCGATACAACTACCCGTCCAGATGTTGTTATTAACATAAATGGAGACAAAGACGCATTCACCATTATGGCTGATGACGTCGCCAACCCTGCATCAGTTGGAGTAGAATGGAATAATTGGCAAACTACCGTAAAGGGAGTTTCCCAAACTCCAACGTCAACTAGTAGTACTGCAACTAGCACATCTCTAAAGGGATCACAGGCTATTCAGTCAACATCAACTACCGCTACTACTTCATTGACAACTACTGTCAATGAGACATCTACGCGTACTGGTATTGAAGTAGAAAGATCTGCGATCTCAACTGTTACTAGAGATCTTGGAAATAAAGTCGTAGATACTTCTATCGTTCCGTTTATTAGATCTAGAGTTATTGACTTTTCCGCGTCTAGACTAAAACCATCAACTCAACTATTTGCCTCATTCGATAGCGTTGATGTTACTACTTATTGCACACAGGCTCCAGTAATTTATCTGACTACGGTTGCTAATGCAAAACGTGTTCGCAAAATTGGAGCATCTAATGCTGCTAATGTGATTCTGTTAAAGACAGACAGAGCATACATTAAGATGGATGATGGGCAAACATTATTCGCAGTTGGCGATGTTGTTGAATGGTTAGTAAACAATGCCTGGGTCACTGGTACGACTATTACTGATGTAGCTGCTCCAGTCGATGATTCATTGATTACTGATGAGAATGGTGATCTGGCTGGATATTTCCTAATTCCTAATAATTCAGAAACTAAATTCCGAACTGGTGAGCGACCATTTAGATTAGCAGACACTCTCGGTAAACAACCACTCACTGCAGCAGAAACAAAGTATGTTGCACAGGGATTGTCAATGTCTGTGCAAAGAGACATTGTAGCAACTAGAGTTGTTACTGTTGCTGTTAATCCCGTTCAACAATCAAATACTTCAACTTCTTCATCAACATCAACATCTACTGAAGTCGCAACAGTTACTAAAGATGTAACTGTCCTCTGCGGAGAAACTGCGAATGGAGCAGGAAGAACTGGTAAATTTACTTATGATCTAGAGTTCGGAACTGACATTGGAGCATGTGGTATTAACTATGCCACTGGACCAATTCCAGACTGCTATACTATTATCTGGAATGGAAAAACAATAACTAGTGGTTTCCGTAGTCAGGGAAACAAAACGGAATATAATAGAACTCTTAATTCATTAGGATATCCTTCAGTAAATAGCGTTATTGATGCAAATAATCCTGCGTATGGACAATTACGATTCCAGAAAACATCTATCTACCCAACCAAGGCAAAACTAATTGTTGATGCTCCTCTTTCTGGCACTGGTTGGACCTGGAAATCAATTTGTCCAGGTAAGACTAATAACCTAGTAGCAGAAACTACTGCTCGTCTAGATGCATTCATTGATGTTCCTTCTACGACAATAACGTCATTTAGGTCAGTTGGTGGCTCTCCTGCAGTTCCTGCTGCTTCTTTCGGTCTATTTAACATTCCAGCAAGACCAGCAGTAGATCCAACTATCTCTACTACAGATACTGGAGTTCGATATAACTTCGCATTGAAGATCAACGGAAATCAGGGCGTTGCTGTTGGTACTCCAGTAATAATCACATCACTGTCTAGGTCAGAAACTACTAATGGTCGTTTCACTTCGTTCGCAACTGGAACTCGATTCTTGGTAAATGGCGCACCAATGACATTCCCTTACACGGTCAATGTCGGTGTTCCTCTTACAATTACAGCGATTTATGACTTCACAAATGACTCAAAAACAAAGGGTCTTAATTTATCCGGAAGTCTGAACAATCCTATTTCTAGGATCACAGTTAATGCTGAATTAGTAACAGCAATTGCTGGTTCTGTTTGCGCTACTACTGCAGCAGATTCAGTTACTCATACATCTTCTTATGAGCGTTGGGACCGTAGTACTTGCAAAAATGACCCACTAGCTCAGACATTCTATGTGTCTTCAGAAGAAAATCCAGATGGTATTTTCGTTGACAGTGTTGATTTGTTCTTCAAGTCAAAGGATGCATCAGGAACAGTACCAGCAGTAGTGCAGATTCGCCCAACAGTTAATGGCTATCCATCTTCAGATACTGTTCTGCCTTTCGCAAGTGGTTCTGTTATGTCAAAGGACATTGTTGTCTCAGCTGAGAATAGTTCGAGCAAAGCAGCAACCAGGTTTAATTTCCAGGCTCCGGTCTTCTTAGCACCAGATACTCAATATGCTTTGGTTGTTCTTGCCAACACTGACAAATTTGAAGTTTATACTTCAAGAATCGGTGAGTTCTTGTTGTCTAATCCTTCTGTTCGATGCACGAAACAACCTCTGGCTGGATCATTGTTCTTGTCACAAGATGGAATGACTTGGTCAGCTGTGCAGACTGATGATCTGGTATTCAGAATGAGTAAGTGCGTGTTTGATACAAATGTCGAGAGACCAGTTGTTCTTAATGTAAGTATTCCTGCAGAAAAGAAAACCAGTCAAGATTTTAACTATGATGTTCTGTTTCTTGACGGAGAAGTTCTTGATTTTGCTAATACGAATGTTAACTATTTTTATAAAACAGCAGAGCTATCTGGTAGTTCTGTAGTTTATACAAAAGACTCTTCTTGGAATTCATATCAATTAGGAAGTAACGTAATTCTCCCAGCAAGAAAGACTCTTGATATTCAAGATCCAACTACTCTGCGCATTAAGTGCGATATGCGGACTAATAATAAAGATATTAGCCCTGTTATTGACTTGGATAGATTGTCTACAGTTCTTGTTCAGAATATCATCAATAATAATTCTAACAGTGAGACAGCAACAACTACAGCTACCATCTCTTCAGTTGCTGCGACTACTAATACAGTAACTATCACGGCTTCTGCTGCTCATGGATTATCTGTTGGCGATACTGTTTACGTGTACGCCAATACTTCTACTGTAGTTAATGGATTCGTGACTGTTGCTTCTATTGGTACGACAACAGTAACGAATGACAATTTCACTTATGTGAGATTTGATGGAGGAACAACGATTTCTAGCACAAACCAGGCAGGAACTGTAACTAGAAACCCACAGGCACTCTCAAGATATATTACGCGTAAAGTTACTCTGAATTCAGATTTTTATTCAACTGATATTAAGGCATATTTCCTCGCTGATATTCCTGCTGAGTGTTCAGTTATTCCGTATTATAGAGTAGCTAGTTTGACTGACAATATTCTAGAAGATAATGACTGGATCCCGATGACTCTTGATACAGTTGGTTCTGCCAATTCTTCTGGCTTCGCTGAATATAAATACAAAGCACCGTATGTTGTATCTTCGAATACAGTAGCTCTTTCTACTGGTGAGACATTTGGAACCTTCAGTGTTAAATTAGTTATGTTGTCAAGTAATACTGTTAAAGTTCCGAAAATCAAAGACCTACGAGTATTGGCTCTAGATGACTAATAATTATTTGAAAGTAATCGATGCTCCGGGTCTTTTACGAGACCCGTACTCGAAGGCTCTTGTAAACACAGACCTCTCTGCTCTTAATGAACATAAAAAGAAAAAGAGAGCGATGAATGCTATTCTAAATAATAGCAGAGAATTAGAAGCAAGAGTGGACGAATTATCTTCTAAGATGGATAACATCGAAATAATGTTAACAAAATTGTTAGAGAAACAATCAAATGGCTAATTTAGTTTATCGTAAAAGTTCAACTCCTGCAGCGAATGTAAGTACTACATTCAAGGGTTCACCATTAACGAATGATGAACTAGATAATAATCTATTTGGTATTAATGCTGAAGTTCAATTAAAAGCACCAATCAATAATGCTGTTTTCACTGGAACGACAACGATCCCAAGTATTACTGCCACTGGCGGTACAATAAACAATATCACAATTGGCGCAAGCGGTGCTTCTACTGGTGCGTTCACCACATTAACAACTACAGGTGATGTTAACGTTGATGGTGGTGACATTACAACGGCAGCAACGACATTCAATTTACTTAACGCAACTGCTACTACAGTGAACTTTGCTGGGGCAGGTACTGCGGTTACTATCGGTGCTACGACTGGAACTGCCACAATCCGTAATGCAACTCTAGCAGTAACTAATGCAGCCACAGTAGGAACTACATTAGGCGTTACAGGTAACGTAACAATCGGAGCATCCAAATTTGTTGTTACCGCAGCAACTGGTAATACTGCTATTGCTGGCGATGTTGCCGTCGATACCAATAAGTTTACAGTCGCTGCAGCGACTGGTAATACTGCTGTGTTGGGTACATTTAGTTCCGGTGGACTTTCTACCCTTAATTCTTTAACAGTAACTAACGCATCTACACTATCTGGCGGACTTAGTACAACTACTGGCTCATTTAGCGGTCAAGTTACATCAACAGTGGCAATCGGAACTGCTCCATTTGTTGTAACGTCAACAACTAAGGTCACTAACTTAAATGCAGACAGAGTCGATGACTTTACAGCAGACCAAGCAAATACTGCATCTGCTATTGTCGTGAGAGATGCGTCAAAGAATATAAACATTAGTAATGCAGTAATGTCCGGATCGACTTCTGGGACTACTACTTTACAACCAACAGCTATCTCTGGAACTAGTGTTCTGACTCTTCCAGCTGCGACTGACACTCTGGTTGGAAAAGCAACAACTGATACGTTGACAAATAAATCATTCAGCCTCGCGAGCAATACATTAACTGGAACTCTGGCTCTGTTTAATACTGCTCTCACAGATGCTGATTTTGTTTCTATTGCTGGCGCAGAGACACTGACAAGTAAGACTTTAACTAGTCCAGTAATAAACACTGCCACTATCTCTGGTGGTACAATCAATAACACAATAATTGGCGGAACAACTAGAGCAGCTGGTTCGTTCACTACATTAAATGCGAATAGTACTCTTGATGTTACTGGAGCAACTACTCTCTCCAGCACATTGGCAGTTAATGGTGCAAGTTTAACGACTACTGCAACTACGTTTAATTTAATCAACGCAACAGCGACAACATTAAATCTCGGAGGAGCGGCGACAACAATCACTGTTGGTGCGGTAACAGGAACAACGACTGTAAGAAATAATGCCTCTATTACCGGAACTCTTGGTGTAACAGGAACATCTACTCTTGCTGCTGTAACAGCAACTACTGGATCATTTAGCGGTCAAGTTACATCAACAGTGGCAATCGGAACTGCTCCATTCGTAGTAACATCAACTACCAGAGTGACGAATCTGAACGCAGATAGAGTTGATGACTTTACAGCAGACCAAGCAAATACTGCATCTACAATAGTAGTTAGAGATGCATCTAAGAATATAAACATCAATAACGCAGTAATGTCTGGTTCAACTTCTGGAACGACGACATTACAACCAACAGCTATCTCTGGTACTAGTGTTCTGACTCTTCCGGCAGCAACAGATACTCTTGTTGGTAAAGCAACAACTGACGTATTAACTAATAAGACAGTCAATCTAACAAGCAATACATTAACTGGAACTCTGGCTCAGTTTAATACTGCGCTAAGTGATGCCGATTTCGCCACTACTTCTGGTGCTGATACGCTGACGAATAAGACACTCAATCTGGCGAGTAATACATTATTAGGAACTCTGGCTCAGTTTAATACTGCGCTAAGTGATGCTGATTTTGTTTCTATTGCTGGAATCGAAACAATAACCAGTAAAACATTAACTAGTCCAGTAATAAACACCGCTACTATCTCTGGTGGTACAATCAATAATGCAATCATTGGCGGAACAACTAGAGCAGCTGGTTCGTTTACTACATTAAATGCGAATAGTACTCTTGATGTTACTGGTGTGACAACTCTTTCTAGTCTTGTTGTTGGTACTTCTGCAACAATCGGAACTACTCTAGCAGTCACTGGTGATGTTTCTGTTAATACTAACAAGTTTAATGTAACTGCATTAAGTGGTAATACTGCAATCGCAGGTACATTAGGTGTTGCTGGTAATGTTGCTGTTGCTACAAATAAGTTTACTATCGCAGCAGGATCTGGTGATACTGTGGTTGCTGGAACATTAAATGTTTCCGGAACATCTACTCTTGCTGGTGTGAACGCAGGCGCATTGAGTGCTAGTTCGTTAACATCCTCCGCTGGTGTGCAAGGAACAACTCTTACGTCTACTGTTGCTATTGGTACTGCACCACTCACAGTAACATCAACTACTAGAGTAACGAATCTAAATGCAGATACTGTTGATGGAATGAATTTTGCTACAGTTAATGTCGGTGGAGTTCTGAACACTGATCAGCGAGGTGGTGTTGCGTATGCATCTGATGCATCTAATATTACATATGTCGCGCCAGGAACATCTGGATATTTACTGCAATCAAATGGATTAAATTCTGCTCCTACCTGGGTAGCAGCAAATGCACTAACTGCTGGTAATTCTTCTACAGCAGCAAATGTTTTGGGTGGCGCAGCTGGATCAATATTATATCAGAGCGCAGTAGATAATACTGCAAAATTAACGATTGGTTCGACAGGACAAATCCTTACAGCTGGTGCTACGTTACCAGAATGGTCAAGCAGCATATCAGTATCAGGAACTTTGACTCATGGTGGTTTGACGCCATCTGCTGGCACGAACATTGACCAATTATACACAGCTACTGATGCAACATTAGTTGTTACCACTTCTTGGGTTAGTACCAGTGTTAATTTCGCAGAGCTCGCGACTGGTTCATATATGGTCCAAGTAAATACAGGAACAGAGTATTATACTGGTATTATGAGTTGGTATGGCGCTGATATCAATTCTGTGGTAACGGACGAAATTATTCTACACAGAGCATCATCTGGTGCTGAAACTAGTAATCTGTTCCTTAAAGTTGAAAGAACAGATACTGACTTAGATCCAGCTGGTGCTGCTTCTCCAAATATGACACTACAAATTAGTTCATCTGTCGCAAGAGCATCAGCCAGTTACACTTATAAATTCCGCAGAATGATCTAACCTCTAAATAATAAACAACTACCTCTGATTCATAAAGAAGGGACGAGGAAATGACATTCAAAATCAAAGATGGTCTTTCTCTTGGCGCGAACACAGTAATTGACGCCACTGGAAACATAACTGTCCCTGGAAAGACTACCCTAAGTAATACAACAGCTACTGCAGCTAGTCTAAATTTAGGAACAGGAACGGCGGATCCTTCCTCACCAGTTGCTGGTGATTTTTGGAATAATACTGGTGTTCTAAAGATTCGTCAGGCATCTGCCACTAAGACTATCGCATTCCTCGATAGCAATATTACTGGAACAGCAGCGAACGTATCTACTGGCACAGTAGCTATTGCTAATGGCGGAACAAATACCACAACCACACCAACCGCTGGTGCAGTTGCAGTGGGAAATGGAACTGCGTATGCATTTACTGCAGTTGGAACTGCGGGACAAGTCTTAACATCAGCAGCAGGTTCTACACCAACTTGGACTAACTCGACTAGCGCAAACACATTTTCGGCTATTGTTCAGAGAGATGCCTCTGGTAATTTTTCAGCAGGAACCATTACTGCTGCTCTCACTGGTACGGCGACGAATGCAACTAATCTAGTAGTAACTGATGATACAGCGACGAACGCAACATATTATCCTTCGTTTGCTCTTGGCACATCATCCAATCAAGCGCACAGAGTATCTAGTACAAAGTTAACATTTAATCCAAGTACTGGTATCTTAGCCTCTACTGGGTTTTCTGGATCTGGCGCATCTATTACTGCTATCAACACAGCTAATATCAGCACAGGAACTCTGGTAGTGGCAAGAGGTGGTACAGCTGGAAGTGCAACCCCTACAGCTGGCGCCATTGCTTTTGGAGACGGAACTGCGTATGCATTTACTGCAGTCGGAACTGCAGGACAAGTCTTAACATCAGCAGCAGGTTCTACACCAACTTGGACTTCTCAAGGCAGTTTATCAGTTGGTTCAGCTACCAATGCCACTAATTCTACTAATGCAAATAACGTCGCGATAACAGCAGACAGCGCGTCAGCTGGAACACATTATGTCCACTTTGGCGCAGTTACTACTGGAAACACCCCAGTAAAAATATCATCTAGTGGATTATATTTCCAACCAAGTACAGCAACATTGACTGTTGGTGGAGCGTTGACTGTCGGCGGAAATTTAACAGTTAATGGAACTACAACAACAGTCAACTCAACAACTACTACAGTTGACGATCCCATCTTTACTATTGGTGGAGATACGGCTCCGGCATCAGATGATAACAAAGATCGTGGTATTGAATTCCGTTGGCATAATGGTACTACTGCCAAAGTAGGTTTCTTTGGATACGATGACTCAACAAGTAAATTTACATTCGTCCCAGACGCAACAAATACATCAGAAGTATTCAGTGGAACAAAGGGAACTATTGATGCTAACCTAGAATGGGCAGACGTTCTTAATAAACCAGACCCTGTTGTTACAGTCACGTTAACGGGTGACGTAACTGGTACAGCAAACACAACATTAACTGATCTTGCATCAGGTACAGTTACTGTTGCAACTACAATTGCTGCTGACTCTGTTGCCCTTGGCACAGATACTACTGGTAATTACGTGGCTACTGTTGCCGCTGGAACTCCTGGAGTAGAAACTACCAGTTCTGGATTAACAATTTCTTCTGTTGCTGGAGAAGGAACTGCTTCAACTATCGCTCACGCAGATACATCAACGTTGACTGGTACACAAGGAAGTGCTGGAATTTCTTCAGTTACAATTGATGGTTTCGGTCACGTAACTGGAGTTACAACAGCTACTTACTTAACAGCTGAGGCAGATACACTTGCATCAGTAACTGGTCGTGGTGCAACTACCTCTACTGCTTCTTCTTTCACTGGTGGAATGACAGTTGGTGGAACTGGTATCGTTTATAATGGATCTACCAGTGGTTCTACTACATTCAGAGCAAGTGCCACAGCTGGAACAACAACAATTACTCTTCCTGCTACAACTGGTACTGTTGCTCTGGCGGGAGATACACATTTTATCGGAACCACTTCAGTAGCATTGAATAGAGCTAGTGCCAATTTAGCCTTGACTGGTATTTCTAGTGTTACATTACCTGGCGCAACCAGTGGTACTGTTCAGATAATTCCAACTGCTATTGCAGGAACAGGAACAGTGTTGACTCTCCCTGCTACAACTGGAACAGTAGCTCTTAGTACTGGAAATCTATCGCAGTTTGCTGCTACTACATCATCCCAGTTAGCAGGTGTTATTTCTGATGAAACTGGTTCTGGTGCTCTTGTATTCGCCACTAGTCCAACGTTAACAACTCCATCAATTGGAGTAGCTACTGGTACAAGTTTCAATAGTATCACTGGTTTGAGTTCCACGACTCCTGTCGTAGCTGGTACTGCTGCTATTGGAACAGGAACCACGGTAGCAAGAGCTGACCACGTGCACCCTGCACAGACTACTGTTTCTGGCACTGCTGGTGGTTTATCAGCAACGTTAAGTCCTGCTTCTGGTGGTACAGGTGTTGCAAACAATGCCGCAAGTACAATTACTATAAGTGGAAACTTTGGAACAACATTTACAGTATCAGCAGCAACAAGTGTTACATTACCAACAAGCGGTACTCTGGCAACTACCGGACAAACATTCTCTATTGGTACAACCAGTATTGCCATTAACCGCGCCAGTGCTGCGCAAAGTTTAACTGGTATTACTAGTATTGATGGATATGCTGCTGGTTTGGCTGGTGGAAATGCTACGACATTATTGGGCTCAATACCATATCAGAGCGCAGCCAATACAACAACTTTATTAGCTCCGAACACTACTGTCACTAAGAGATTCCTACGTTCAACTGGTGATGGCACTAATGGTACTGCTCCTGTATGGGATACTATTGTTGCAGGTGATATTCCGACTCTCAATCAGAGTACAACAGGCTCAGCTGCTACATTAACGACTGCCAGAACTATCAATGGTGTTTCGTTTAATGGCTCAGCAGATATTACTGTAACTGCTGCGGCTGGTACATTAACAGGCGCTACATTGGCTTCTGGTGTAACAGCATCTAGTTTAACTAGCGTTGGAACATTAGCATCATTGGCTGTGACTGGTACTGTGACTGGTACTAGTTTCAACAGCATTACAGGTCTTAGTTCTACTACTCCTGTCGTGGCTGGAACTGCTGCTATTGGAGTAGGAACCACGGCAGCAAGAGCAGATCACGTTCACCCAGCACAGACTACAGTTAGTGGTAACGCAGGATCAGCTACAGTACTCGCGACTGCTCGCGCTATCAATGGAGTTTCGTTCGATGGTTCAGCTGCCATTACGGTGACAGCTGCTGCTGGTACATTAACAGGCGCTACATTGGCTTCTGGTGTAACAGCATCTAGTTTAACCAGTGTTGGCACGTTAGCAAGTCTTGGTGTCGGTACTGCCAATGGAGTAGCTGGTACTATTGTTGCGTCAGGAAACATTACTGCTTTTTCAGATATTCGTCTCAAGAAAGATCTTGTCCAGATTCCAAATGCTCTAGATAAAGTTCAGCAATTGACTGGGTACACGTATACACGTATTGATAGTGGAATACAAGAAACTGGTCTGGTTGCGCAAGACGTACAGAAAATATTACCAGAAGCAATTGTTGAGGGTGAATATCTATCAGTTGCGTATGGAAATTTAGTTGGATTGCTGGTTGAGGCGATTAAAGAACTTAGAGCAGAAGTAGCTGCTCTAAAGGAAAATAAATAATGCCAGTACCGACATCAGGCGCGATCAGTCTCGCTAATCTTCAGACTGAATTAGAAGGTGTAACAGCAGGGGCAAATGCAGCGTCACTAAATGAGTTTTACGCTGGTGGATCATTCGTTACTGCTGGTTCTTTTGGATATCTTAGTGGTGTCCAAACAGCAATCCCTGCAAGTGGGGCTATATCACTAAATAATTTTTATGGTGCAAAATGGCTTGGTGGTGTGACATATGAGTATACAACTGCAGGAACATATACAGTCACTATTCCCAATAAAACTGGGTTTATTAGAAATTATCAGTGGAGTGTGTTTCTAGTTGGTGGTGGTGGGGGAGGCGGCGGCGCACATGGATCTACTGCACCGAATCGTGACCCCATTGGATCTGGTGGTGGGGGAGGCGGTGGGAATCACACAAATGCCTCTGGCACAAATACTACAGCAACCAGTTTGTCATTCACTGTTGTTGTTGGTGCAGGCGGCACAGGCGGCGCATCATCTACTGCTGCCAATCCTTATACACCAAAAGGAACAGCTGGTGGCACTGGTGGCACTACTTCTCTTGCTATTAATGGTACAGTTGTAACTTCTATCGCTGGTGGAGGTGGCGGAGGTGGTGGCTCAATTGAACCAGACGTTGCTGGAACTGCTGGCACTAGTACTACTGCATATCCTGGAACTGCAGGTACTGTATCTGAAAATGGCAACGCACCAGGTGGCAACGGTGGGCAATCTGTACTTGCGTATGGTGAGAATGGAAGTTCTAGTGCTGCCACCACCGCAGGAATCCATGGTGGCGGAGGTGCTGGCGGTGGCGGGAATGGTGGTGACATATACAGCAATGGATCTAATGGTGGTCCTGGATATGCCAGAGTAACATTTAAGAATGGGTTTAGTTTTACTACTTCACAAACATTCACAACACCAACTGCGTCAGGAACATTTACTGTACCTGCAGGAATTTATCAAATATATACAAACTGTGTTGGTGGAGGTGGAGCACAAGGTGCTGCTGGCGGTCTGGTTGAGGCATTGATTTCCGTCACTCCAGGTGAAGTACTAACTGTTCGTGTTGGTGGGGCTGGCGCTGCGACAACTGTAGTAGGTTATACTACAGCAGCAGTTAATGGTGGGGGTAGAGGAGAAACCGCATCAACATCTTATACTGCGTGTGGCGGAGGCGGGTATTCTGGAATATTCCGCAGCACAACTCCTTTAGTAATAGCTGGTGGTGGTGGGGGAGGACAGAATGGTGCAGCTGCTGGTGGTGCCCTTCCTGCTAATACTGCATCGTCTGGCGCGACGCCAGGAACACAAAGTGCGGGCGGGTCTTCTGGCGGTGGGTATTTAGTTGGTGGTGATGGAGTTGCAAGCAAAGGTGCATGTGGCGGTGGTGGCGGTGGGTATTATGGAGGTGGTGGTGCAACTAGCGGTGCTTTGTCAAGCAGCATTGGTGGTGCAGGCGGATCAAACTATATTATTTCCACAGCTGCTGGTCTATACAGTATGTCTGGATTTAATGGTGGTGGTAGTTGGGGCGGCACTTATGGTTCATCAAGTAATGGTGGTCGAGTAATAATTTACTATTAAGGAAACAATAATGAGTAAAGTACATGTTTGGGAAGTTCCGAGAATAGATTGTTCAGTTGATTATGAAAATGGATCGATTCCTATTTGCAATATTCACTGGAAACTAACATCAAAAAATACAGAAGGTTTCATATATACTTCTATAAATAATGGTTTCGTTGAGGTCGATATTACTCCAACGGAAGCACTGGCTCTCACAAAAGAATCTGCGTTGACTCTTTTATTGACAACCTTGGGTACCAGAGTTGCTTCTATAGAGGAAGAGAACTCCGGTATTTTAGATGAAATGATTGTTCCAGTTATTCCAGTTATTACAATATCATAATATGATTATTTTAACTCAAGAAATACTTGACGCTGTAGGTGTTTGTGCTGATGGTCAGCGTGTTGCCGAAGAGTTTAATTGTATTGGTATTGATCTCGCTATTGGTATACAGATTATGGAAGACAATAATACTGGATATGCCAAATGGGCCAGAGATTTATACTCAAACAGAATAGCACTAAAGTTATCAAATCATTATGAATATATTCAATACCTGGTCTTTGACCCAGTCAATAATCACTACAAAGCCACACCAAATGAATCTGATGTGGCAGGAATCAAACAACAAATAATTGAAGATAATCCAGGTGTGGACCAGTCGCAGATCCTCATCTACGAAGAGATCAAATCTTTAGATGGATCAATTCAAAGATTTCTATTATAAATAGATAGCACCCAGACACCATAAACCGTATAATGAAAACCTTAATAAGAAATCTACTGCCGCAGGATACAAGAAGCGTTGAATTTCCCTCAGCAGTGGGTCTTATTATCTGTTCAATTATGTTGTTCTTCAACCTAATTCCTAATGTTTATCATATTGGTTTCTGGTGCGTGGTGACATTTATGCTCGGAGTGGTGTATATTGTATCTCTACTTCATTTCCCTAAACTAGATTGCTGTCGTCCAGTCTTATCCTGGTTGGCAGGATCATTTTGGATCTGGTTGACATTTTCGCAGCCGTTATCTATTATGGCAATACCAGTGTTCTTTCTTGGTGTTTCTAATATTGTGGCATTCCTTATAAATACAGTAATATTGAGTGAAACATGGAGACCATAATAGTTACCGCATTCAACACACTTAACGGAAGCTCCGGATTCCTGAGTTTTCTAATAAGTATATCTACATTGGCTTTCGGTGCTTGGTTGTTTTTCAAGAAAACCAAAATCGAAGAAGTTACATCAGTAGGCACATTACAACAGAAACAAATAACTAGCCTTCTCGAGCAAATTCAATTTCTCGCAGAAGAACTAACCAAGGCAAGAAGTCAAATTGCCGAAATTCATGAACAGAATGTTCATCTAATGCAACAAGTAAGAGAATCCAATCATAGAATACAGGAATTGGAACGTCTTCTTGAAATTAACAGGAGTATATAATTATGGCAGCAATGTCAAACTATCTAGAAAACAAACTTGTGGATCACATCCTCAGAGCAACTGCGTTCACCGCACCAGGTACAGTGTATATTGCTCTGTATACAGCAGCCCCATCTGATGCAGGTGGTGGTACTGAGATTACTATCGGTACGAATAACTATTCAAGAGCATCATTAGTTTCTTCGCAATCTGCTTGGAACAATACACAGGCGTCAGGAACTGCAGTTGCTTCTACTGGTACCACTGGAATTACTGCTAATACATCAGCTATTACTTTCGCGACTCCTTCTGGTTCTTGGGGAACTGTAACTCACTTTGGTATCCTAGATGCTGCTAGTGCAGGAAATCTATTATTCCACGGAGCATTGACTGTGTCGCAAACAGTTAACACAGGAAACACCGTGTCATTCGCTGGTGGTGCACTACAAATTACTTTCGCTTAATAGCATAGTAATTTTGATTAGGGCTGCTTAGGCAGCTCTTTTCATTTCTAAATATGATTAGTATATTACTAGAATAGAACCATGGCACATATTACTGCAGATCGCGTTAGGCAAACAAGTACCTCAACTGGTACTGGCACGTTCGTTCTATCTGCGTCATTGAGTGGGTTCCGAGATTTCTCATCTGTACTCGCGACCAGTGATACTTTCTGGTATGCTATTGCTTCATTTCCTGGGTCAGAATGGGAAGTAGGACTTGGCACATACTCTGCTCTCAACACAATCACCAGAACAACTGTATTGGCGTCTAGTAATGCCGGATCCGCTGTAGTATTCTCTGCTGGTACGAAAGAAGTATTCATTACTGCAGCGGCGAGTAAGTTCCTACAGGCAGACGCAGCTGGTAGTTATGGAAACTTTACAGCAGGAACTATTACTGCTGCGTTGACTGGTAATGCAGGTACAGCTACTACATTCTCAACTACAAGGACAAACTATAAAGGTGTCACTGATGCCGCAGTAGCTGGCCAGTTAATGTGGAAGCATTATGGAAATAACCATACGATATTTGATGCTTCCAATAGTACAAGTCCACAAGGTGGAGCAATAAGCAACACAAATGCAGCAACTGCATGGATTGCTACTTATCCAACACTTATGGGGTGGAATGGAACAACTACTTATGGCGTTAGAGTTGATTCTGCTAGAGTAACTGATGCGCTTTCTACTGCATCAGGTTCAGCACCAAGTTATTCTGCCAGAGCGTGGGTGAATTTCAATGGAGTAACAGTCGGAACTTTTGTAGGAGGAACTACGACGTTTGCGAGAACATCACCAAGCACAACTGCTGTGTGTACTACTACAAATCCGCATGGGCTAATTACTGGAAATAATATATACGCAAGTTCTGGGATAATTATTTTTCCTGGAAGTTATACAGTCACAGTTACTGGGGCAAATACTTTCACAATTGTTACCAGCGCCAGTACCACTGTGAGTGGTACATTAAGTGTTTTTGTTAGTAATATTAGAGGCGATGGAAATGTAAGTACTGTCGCCGATGAAGGTGTTGGTATATATTTAATAAATTTCTCGGTAGCTATGCCAGATACTAATTATGCGGCATTATTTGGATGGGGCATTGGGTCAAACCCGCCATCTGACACCAGTAATGATGGATTTGCTAATATAGGTGAGCAGACAGTATATTATGTTCGTGTGTATTTTGAAGCAGCCAATGATACGTCATTAGATAGAGCGTATATGTCAGCTGCGATTTTTAGATAAGGAAATATATGATCAATTTAAGAATTATTTATCCACAACAAAATGGTATTGTTACCATTCTTACACCAGCATTGAATTCTGACTTAACAATTGAAGAACTGGCTCGCAAAGATGTTCCGGCGGGAATCCCTTATAAAATCATTAATGTAGAAGATATCCCAACAGATCGAACATTTCGTAATGCCTGGGAAGCTGATTTCTCATCTCCAGATGGTTATGGTATTGGGCATGCTGCCTGGTTTGCAGAAAGAGAAGGTAATGTATGATTGTAATTAACATGGATAAAGCGAAAGATATTCGGCGCAAACAATTTCGAAAAGAGCGTCAACCATTACTCGATGCTCTCGATGTTCAATTCATGCGTGCAGTTGAAACTGGTGATGTTGCATTACAACAAAGTATAGTGCAAAAGAAACAACTTCTTAGAGATGCTCCTGCAAATCCAGAGATTGAATCTGCACAGACAGTTGATGATCTGAAAGCAATTACATTACCGACCGTGTTATAATATAAAGAAAATTAAATGTTAAGTTTTAACGCAATTTCATCAAATGCAATATCTGCTATAGGCAGAGTATTTGATGTTGCGTTAAATGAAAATGCCGTCACTGCGTCATCTTTAGAAACTTCTGGTGTAGTAACGGCTAGGTCAATATCAGAAACAAGAGCTACATCTTCAGCAGAAACTGCTGGTGTTGTTGCCGCAAGATCAATAGCAGAAACAAGAGCTACATCTTCTACTGAAACTTCTGGTGTTGTTGCCGCAAGATCAATAGCAGAAACAAGAGCTACATCTTCGGCAGAAACTTCTGGCGTAATAACGGCTAGGTCAATATCAGAAACAAGAGCTACTGCATCAACAGAAACTGTTTTACTGACTGCTGGCGCAACCAGAGCTGACACTAACTCCACTACGTCAACAGAAACTTCTGGCGTAATAACGGCTAGGTCAATATCAGAAACAAGAGCTACATCTTCTACTGAAACCACCTTACTGACTGCTGGCGCAACAAGAGCTGACACTAACTCTACTACGTCAACAGAAACTTCTGGCGTAATAACGGCTAGGTCAATATCAGAAACAAGAGCTACATCTTCAGCAGAAACTGCTGGTGTTGTTACTTCTGCCTCAGTATCAGAATCTAACTCTACCGCTTCGTCAGAAACCACCTTACTGACTGCTGGCGCAACAAGAGCTGACACTAACTCTACTACGTCAACAGAAACTTCTGGCGTAATAACGGCTAGGTCAATATCTGAGTCAAACTCATCTGCATCAACAGAAACTACCTTACTGACTGCTGGCGGAACAGTATCAGAAACTCGTTCTACTGCTTCCACAGAAACCACTACATTAACGGCTGGTGGAACAGTATCCGAAACAAGAGCTACTGCGTCAACAGAAACTGCTGGTGTCGTAACTTCTGCTACATTATCCGAATCAAGAGCTACTGCATCAACAGAAACTGCCGCATTAACGGCTGGTGCCAGCATAGCAGAATCAAGAGCTACTGCTTCGTCAGAAACTGCTGGTGTTGTTACTTCTGCATCAGTATCCGAAACAAGAGCTACTGCTTCCACAGAAACCACTACATTAACAGCTGGTGGTTCAGTAACAGAAACTCGTTCTACTGCTTCCACAGAAACCACTACATTAACGGCTGGTGGAACAGTATCCGAAACAAGAGCTACTGCTTCCACAGAAACCACTACATTAACGGCTGGTGGAACAGTATCCGAAACAAGAGCTACATCTTCTACTGAAACCACTACATTAACAGCTGGTGGTTCAGTAACAGAAACAAGAGCTACATCTTCTACTGAAACCACTACATTAGTAGCTGGTGGAACTTTATCTGATACTAACTCTACTGCTTCCACAGAAACCACTACATTAACAGCTGGTGGAACTTTATCTGATACTAACTCTACTGCTTCGTCAGAAACCACTACATTAACAGCTGGTGGTTCAGTAACAGAAACTCGTTCTACTGCTTCCACAGAAACCTCTGGTGTAATTACAACTACATCGAGAGCAGAAACAACTGCCAGTTCGTCATCAGAAAATAGAACATTAGTAGCTGGTGCAACTAGATCTGATACTAACTCTACTGCAACTACAGAAGCCTCTGGTGTAATTACAACTACATCAAGAGCAGAAACAGTAGCGGCGACATCGTCAGAAAACACTTTAATAATAGATTTTGAACCAATAGCAGAAACAACTGCTACTGCATCAACAGAAACTGTTTTACTGACTGCTAGCGCAACCAGAGCTGACACTAACTCCACTTCGTCAACAGAAGTTTCTGTTGCGTCTTTAGTTGCTTCTGTAACTGACTCAACTAGTACTTCTGAGTCATCCGCTGCGTTTGTTAGTAATTTCCAGGCTATCATCAATTGCGCAGCAACGGTAACCGCGCTGTTAGATTTAGATGGAAACACAGAAGGTTCTCCTGCCGGAAATGCTGCTCCTGGATTCACTCCACTATCTAGCGTCGTTCTTGCTCAGCACATTGAATCTGCCCCAGCCGCGACCTATACAATAACAGCTGACTTTGATCCATTATTAGAGACTGAGATTACATCGGTGTTCTTCAATGATAATCCAGCAAATGTTCTTTCGTATTCTATCATTGGACCAGATGTGTTTATTACTGCAAATACACCAGCAGAGGTGTACGCACAGGCATCTACGTTTATGGTAAACAGAAAAGTTGTTCCACAGTTTAATGAATTCTTTAATTATAATGTTAGATTCAATACTACAGTCAAGAGAGATAGCGCAGGAAACAATTTCTATTCAAATAAATTCTACTCCGAGCAAAATGTAATCTGTTTCCTACAGGATGATGGCACTGGACTAATTGATCTTTATGAAGAGATTACTCCTGGAACTACGAAGAAACTAAAGACAATTGGTAAAATAGACTATACCACTGGGTTCGTAGAGGTTCGCGGATTAATGATTACATCTCTTTACGATCTTGAGTTGTTCTTCTTCGTAGAATCCCTCGACGCGATCATCCCTACGAAGGATTACTTCACTGCACAGAATAATCTCTTAGTGGACAGTAAGACCATAACTTTCCCTACTGGAGAACAGGTTGAGATTAGCCAGTATGAGAAACAAACAGATATCGTTGATCTGGAGATTTATGTAACAGCCAGATCTTATGCATTGGGCAGTCCATTGACTACAGTTGAAACAAGAACAGCAACATATGTTCTTAGAATTGTTCCGGATTATAATATCGGTAAGAATGCCATCAAACAACTGGTCTTAGAACAAGCAGCATAACACGCTAAATACAAGATAATTATAGGGGCTACTATGGCAGTAACTAATCGCGAAGGTCTAAAGAATTACGCACTAAGGGCACTTGGTGCTCCACTAATCACAATTGATATTGCTGATGAACAGGCAGAAGATCGGATTGATGAAGCACTGGCATTCTTTCGCGAATACTACTTTGATGGTATCGAGAAAGTTTACTACAAGCATGAAGTAACTGAACAAAACGTAACGAATCAATATATCGCGCTTCCGGATACAATCTGGAGTGTTAACCGTATTTTCCCATACCCAACTAGCAGTGGCTCTAGTTCTGTTAATATCTTTGACCTGCAATATCAGTTGAGAATGAATGACCTGAAAGATTTGACCAGCACAAGTCTAATCTATTACCAACAGGCTATGAGTCACATTGCTCTAATTGATAACCTGCTTAATGTACAGAAGCAGTTTAGATTTAATAAACTAAATGGCAAACTATATATTGATCAGAACTGGGGTATCGCTGGATTGACAGCTGGTCAATACCTTCTGTTTGATGTGTATACTGCCTTAGACCCAAGTGCTAGTCCTAAACTTTGGGATGATCGTTTATTCAAAGAATATAACATTGCTCTGTTTAAGAAACAATGGGGCACCAATGTCAAGAAGTATCAGGGTATTCAATTACCTGGTGGGGTGACTATTGATGGCCAGTCACTGTACGAAGAAGGCAAGGCTGAGCAGGCTGACATTGAAGATAAGATTATGAGTCAGTTGTCGCCACTAGAATTCTTTATGGGCTAAACCTCATAGTCACAGTTGAATTATACCCCTTAAATCCAACTCATAAAATAAACTTATGACTTTACGTCTGCATAACTCCGTATATGGGAATGAGAATCTGTTGATCGAATCTATGATCACGGAAGCCATCAATATGCATGGCGTGGATTTTATGTACATCCCACGAAGTTTCGTCGGTAAAGAAGATCTGTATGGTGAAGATAGGCTTAGTCGTTTTAATAATGCGTATCCTATCGTTATGTATATGGAGAACAGTGATGGTGGCTTCCAAGGACAGGGAGCATTCGCCTCGAAGTTTGGTTTGATGATGGAACAGTCTGCCACTCTAACTGTGGCAAGAAGAACTTGGGTTCAGGCAGTTGGTCGCTATGGTGAAACGATTCTGCCCCAAAGACCAGCTGAAGGTGATTTACTATACTTTCCGATGACAGGTGGATTGTTTGAGATTATGTTTGTTCAGCACCAAGATGCATTCTATCAGTTAGGTCAGTTGTATACTTACAAACTGACAGTAGAACTGTTCCGATACAGCAGCGAAATTATGGAAACTGGTGTTACTGATATCGATGCGTTTATGGAAAATAAGAGTACTGACGTAACTCTTAATGAACCAGAGAAACCAGATTCCTTCGGTGATAATAGTCTGTTACGTCAAAAGGCAGATGCTTTCGTGTTTGACGTCAATAATCCATTCGGGGAACTTTGATGTTTTCGACTCCATACTATCATGAACTCATCAAAAAGACCACTATTGGATTTGGTGCTCTTTTCAGTCAGATTAAAGTAATCCGTAGGAATCCTGCTTCTGGTGCTCAGGCGCAGGTAATCTCTGTACCTATTGCCTTTGGTCCAAAGGAAAAGATTCTTACAAGACTGGATCAAGATCCATCCTTAACTGGTCATACTTATATCACTCTTCCGAGAATGGCATTTGAGATTACAGGTTATAACTATGACACCAGTAGAATGGTCAATAGGAATAACAAAATCCAATGTTATAAAGACCAAACTCTATCGGCGATATATTCTCCTGTTCCGTATAACATTGAATTCTCATTGTATGTTCTAACTAAGGGAACAGAGGATGGTCTGGCTATTATTGAGCAGATCCTACCATTGTTTACTCCTGAGTATTCATTTACAGTAAATGCTATTCCTGAGATGAATATCTCACAGGATATTCCAGTTGTGTTAAATGGTATTTCTGTGTCAGATGATTATGAAGGTGACTTTGCTACTAGGCGTCTTGTTACACACACACTTAATTTCACTGCAAAAATAAATCTCTTTGGTGATCTCAAGACTTCTGGTGTTATTACGAGGGTTGATGCTGATATTAAGAAATTCGAGAATTATACTGCGACGATGGATGATGAAGGGAACATTGTTGTTGATGTATGGAATATGACGTCAAGAGAATCAATGCAAAATTCATTGGCAGCATCCACATCAACTTCTGCAACTACTTCTGGCGCAGCAACAAAAGCAGATTACACTCCATTGGCAGCAAACATCACTGTCTCGGCAACTGCTACTGCTTAATGGCAACTGTCTTTTATCAGGCGAACCCGAATCTTAAGAATGTCGGAGTTCCAATTGAATATACTACTGAGCAGGTAGAAGAATACATCAAGTGTAAACTAGACCCTATCTATTTCATCAAGAAATATATTAAGATCATCTCTCTTGACCTTGGTCTGATAAATTTCGATTTGTATGATTATCAGATTCGATTCATAAATCAAATTCACGATAGTCGCCGAGTGCTTGGTATGTTTCCGCGCCAGCACGGAAAGACGACCACAGTAGCTGCCTACCTCTGCTGGTATCTGTTATTCAATGACAGTAAGACCGTCGCTATCCTTGCCAATAAGGCAGCAGCAGCTCGAGAAATTATGTCTCGTCTTCAGTTGATGTATGAGTATATTCCGAAGTGGCTACAACAAGGCGTGGCTGAATGGAACAAAGGATCGATCTCACTGGAGAATAACAGCAAGGCATTTACTGCTGCTACCAGCTCTAGTGGTATTCGTGGTAAATCCGTAAACTTTCTTTATGTTGACGAAGCAGCCATTATCCCGAATACAGTGGCTGATGAATTCTTTACTGCGACTTACCCAACAATTTCTGCTGGTGAGACAACTAAGATTGTTCTGACATCAACTCCACTTGGATTGAATCACTTCTGGAAATTCTGGACAGAGGCGGTGTCGAAGATTAATGGATTTATTCCAGTAAGAGTTGAATACTGGGAACATCCCGACCATGACGATGCTTGGGCTGCTCAACAGAAACAACTTCTTGGTGATTTGAAATACCGTCAGGAGATTCTGATGGATTTCCTTGGATCAGCTGCTACTTTGATTGATCCAGCAGCTATCCAAAGAATGGCAGTTGAAGCGACAATATATAACCAAAATGGTATGTTGGTTTATGATAGACCAGAAAAGAATAAAGCGAGTTATGTTATCACAGTTGATACTGCAAGTGGAGTTGGTGGTGATGCAAGTGCATTCTCTGTGGTTCGCATTGATATACTGCCATATAAAGTAGTAGCGAGATATAAGAATAATACGATCTCACCATTGTTATATCCATCATTGATCCATAGGTGGGCAAAAGAATATAACGATGCCTGGGTTTTAATTGAACTAAATAAGAATGAGCAAGTCCCATACATCTTACAGAATGAGTTGGAGTATGAAAATATTGTTTATGTAAATCGAGGTGCTAAGGGTCAGACTGTTACTGGTGGTTTCGGCGGCGGAAAGACCCAATTGGGTGTTGTGACTGATAAGAAAACCAAGAGAATTGGTTGTTCTATGTTTAAGACATTGGTCGAAGAACATAAACTGATTATTCCTGACGCAGATATTATAAGTGAGATATCTACGTTTATTGAGCAGAGAGGCAGTTATGCTGCTGATGATGGAAAGAATGATGATCTTGTAATGACTCTAGTTTTATTTGGATGGTTGACCAGCCAATCATTCTTCAAAGAACTCACTGATATTGATTTGAGAAAAGACATTTACGACGCTAGAATTAGACAAATTGACGAAGAGACATTACCTGCTGGGTTTTTCGTTGATGGGTCTGAATCTGGTATAGAAGAAATTCTAAATTTTTGAGGCAAGCAAACGCATTTTCTAAATAATAAAGAGCTAAACCTCAACGAATTTGTAACAAATAAAAGAAGGAAATATAATGGCGATTCAATTATCCCCGTCTGTAGTGGTTCAAGAACGAGATCTAACGAACGTAATTCCCGCAGTTTCTGCTTCTGCTGGCGCGACGGTCATTGATGCTGTCTGGGGTCCAGTACTAGAAGTAACGACTGTAGACTCAGAAAACGCACTCGCAGCTCAGTTCGGTAAGCCAAATGCAGGTAATGCAGCCAGCTGGTTTACTGCAGCTAACTTCCTGTCGTACGCAGACAACCTTAAAGTTGTTCGTACTGATACCTCGGGTCAAAGAAATGCTGTTGCAGCTACAACCGGAACAGTTGATTCTTTCACTATTACGCCCGGAAGTGGTTATACGCTTGCTCCTACATTAGCCTTTGCTGCCCCTCCTGCTGGCGGAATTCAGGCTACTGCAGTTGCCGAAGTAACAGCTGGCGCCATTACTGCAGTCAGAATCATTAATCCAGGTGCTGGTTATCTTTCTGCCCCTGCAGTGACACTTACAGTAGTTAGTGGCGGTGCGGGTGGTGCTGTTACTGCTATTCTGAATACGACTAGTGGTGTTAAATTAAATAACGAAACAGATTATGACTCTATTTATTCAGCTGGTGATAAGCCAGTTGGACAATGGGTAGCGAAATATCCAGGTCTTCTTGGCAACAGCCTTAAAGTCGTGATGGCTGATGCGTCACAATGGGCTGGTTGGGCTTCACTTGGGTATCAAAGTTATTTCTCAGCTGCTCCAGGAACAAGTACTTATGCATCTTCACGCGGCGGTAGCGGTGATGAAATTCATATTATTGTTATTGATGAAGACGGAAGATTCACTGGAACACAGAATACCGTTCTTGAGACATACGCTTTCCTTTCTAAAGCATCAGATGCGAAGAAGGAAGATGGATCGACTGCTTATTATAAAAATGCTATCAATACGCAATCCGCGTATATTTGGTGGGCCAATCACCCAGCAGGAATGACAGGTCCAAATTGGGGACTTTCTGCTGAGGGTCGATCATTCTCATCCCTTGCTAGTGCAAATTCGTTTTCATTAGCTGGTGGTTTAGATGATACCGCAAGCACAAATGCACAAGAAATTGCTGCTTTCAACTTGTTCGCTGATAGTGAATCGCTTGACGTTAACCTGCTTATGTGCGCCAAGGCTGACACGACTCTTGCTAACCACGTAATTCAAAATATTGCTGAAGTTAGAAAAGATTGCGTCGCTTTCGTTTCTCCACAGAACATTAACGGTGGTGACCCTCTAATTGGGGATACTTCTGCTATTGCTGCTTCGATTATTGCTTACCGTAATGTCATCACTTCTAGCTCTTACGCTGTTATTGACTCTGGTTACAAGTATCAATATGACCGTTACAATGACGAGTACCGTTGGGTTCCACTGAACGGCGACATTGCTGGTCTTTGCGCTCGCACGGACTTCACCAATGATCCTTGGTTCAGCCCAGCTGGTCTAAATCGTGGTCAGATTAAGAATGTTGTTAAGTTGGCATTCAACCCACGCAAGACTGATCGTGACAATCTTTACAATAATGGAGTCAACCCAGTAGCATCATTCCCAGGTCAAGGTGTTGTTCTGTTTGGTGATAAGACTGCATTGGCCAAACCAAGCGCATTCGATCGAATCAACGTTCGCCGTCTGTTCATTACGCTTGAGAAGGCAATCTCTACTGCTGCTAAGTATCAGTTGTTTGAGTTCAATGATGGATTTACTCGTGCTCAGTTCAAGAATATCGTTGAACCTTTCCTGCGTGATGTTAAGGGGCGTCGTGGTATTACTGAATTCTTGGTTGTGTGTGATGACACTAACAACACTAGCGAAGTTATCGACACGAATCGCTTTGTTGCTGATATCTATATCAAGCCAGCGCGTAGCATCAACTTCATCCAGTTGAATTTCATCGCGACGCGCACTGGTGCATCTTTCAATGAAATCGCTGGCGGTTCAGCTGCTTAATTTACAGGGGGAGTAAAATCCCCCTCTAAATAACTTATTAGAATAAAGGAAACATATCGTGGCAGATATCTCGCAATTTAAAGCCCAGATGATTCAAGGCGGAGCACGTGCTAACCAGTTCCGCGTTGAAATCACATTCCCAACTTTTGTGCAGAATGGTGGTCTGGCTGGTCAGAAACTACAGTTCTTAGCAAAATCATCGACTCTTCCGCAATCTTCTGTGTCAGATGTTGCTGTTATGTATCGTGGTCGCCCAGTGCACTTTGCAGGTGAACGCGAATTCCAGCCTTGGGGCATCGAAGTATACAATGATAACGACTTCGTTATCCGAAATGCATTCGAGGCATGGATTGATAGCATCCAGAACGCAGAAAACACAAATGGTATTCAACAACCTGGTCTGTATCAAGTAGACATGAGCGTAATCCAATTGGATCGTTCAGACCGTGAAGTTAAGCGCTACAGATTCGTTGATGCATATCCAACAGAAGTTGGCTCTATTGCTCTTGATTGGGAAACCAACAATCAGATCGAAGTTTTCCCAGTGACTTTCCAGTATAATTATTTTACAAGCCCAACGTCCCAGGGCGTTCTATAATTTATTGGTTGATTCATGGAACTTAACGTATTTGGTTTTAATATTAAACGACAGAAGGGTGACGATCAACCGATCCCTTCTGTCGTTGCACCCAATCAAGATGATGGTGCTCTTATTGTCGGCTCCGATGGGGCTAATTATTATGGATACGCGTATAACCCATTAGGTGATGTAAAGACGGAGAATGATCTTCTTCGTCGCTATAGAGAAGTATCGGCATTTGCTGAGGTCGATCAGGCGATTAATGAGATTACTGATGAGGCTATCGTCTTTGATGACGAGAAGTATCCAGTTCGCCTGCAGTTAGATGATCTAAAAGTCCCAGAAACAATCAAGAAGAAATTTAATGAATGTTTCGAAGAGATTCTACAACTTCTAAAGTTCGATGACCGTGGTCATGATATCTTCCGTAGCTGGTACATTGATGGTAAAGTCTACTATCATATTATGTTTGATGGTGAGAACTTCAAAGATGGTATTGCGGAAGTTCGATATATTGACCCACGAAAGATCAAGAAGATCAAGAACGTCAAGAAGGGTCGGATGGCCAATGGCGTTGAGGTAGTCACAGAGGTAGAAGAATACTATCTGTATAATGACAAAGGTATTGACGACAAGACCACGCAAGGTGTTCGTCTCACGAAAGACTCTGTTGTTCTGTGTACCAGTGGTTTAGTTGATCCAAATAATAGTTTAGTTCTCTCTCATCTACAGAAGGCTATTAAACCAGCCAATCAGCTGAAGATGGTCGAGGATTCATTGGTTATCTATAGAATGACTCGCGCACCTGAGCGCAGAATCTTCTATGTTGACGTTGGTAATTTACCAAAGGGTAAAGCAGAACAGTACGTCAATGAGATTATGAACAAGTTCAAGAATAAACTTGTTTATGATGCAACTACTGGTGAGATTGCTGACTCCAAGCGTCATATGTCTATGATGGAAGATTTCTGGATGCCACGTCGTGAAGGCGGGAAGGGCACAGAGATTACTACTCTGGCAGGTGGTCAGAATCTATCACAGATCGAAGACATTGAGTATTTCAGAGACAAATTACTTCGTTCATTGAATGTACCTATTGGTAGGCTAAAGCCAGACCAGACATTCAACATTGGTCGTAGTAATGAAATTACTCGCGATGAGTTGAAGTTTATGAAGTTCGTAAAGAGACTTCGTTCAAAATTCAACCAATTGTTTATGGATCTGTTGAAGGTTCAGCTCGTTTCTAAGGGTGTTATTAGGCACGAAGAATGGCCAGACATCTCCAATAAGATTATGTTGGATTACCTTCGCGATAATCAATTCGCGGAGATGAAGGATGCTGATCTGCTGAACGCAAGAATCGCAACTCTCCAGCAAATTGATCAGTATGTTGGTAAATACTACTCGAAGGAATGGGTCAGAAAGAACGTTCTTCGATTAACCGATGAAGATATTAAAGATATTGATAAACAAATTGAAGAGGAAGCACCTGCAGCTGAGGAAGAAGCAGCTGCAGCAATGACACCTCCACCACAAGGAGATATGAGATGAGTGAGAGTCTAGTTAATCTAATTGATGCTATTCAGAATGGCAAGTCCCTGGATATTGAACAGAATTTCAATCAAGCAATGGCAGAGAAGTTACATTCTGCCATTGATCAACGTAGAGAAGAACTCAGCAGAAACCTGTTGACTACTCCTGTTGATGAAGTAGAAGAGATCGAATAATCAAATGAAGTTTGACTCACTAAGAACCGAGATACTGCCTGTGCAAGAATCATCATTTTTTATTGATGGTAATGTATGCGCGAACATCGAAGGTTCTTGGTATCTGAATGAAGAACAAGTTTATGTTGATTCTTTTGACGATGCAGTTTCAGTTATCAAAGAAAAAATTGAGAACAATAAAGAGAAGTATAATTCGCTAATTGACGAATCTTATTCTGTTGGACAGGCAATAAAAATAGTAAGAAAATACAGCAATAAAGTATCTCAGACAATATTGGAAAACTGCATTGAAACTGCATCGTCAAAACAATTAACAAATGATCCAGCAGTATTGGAATTACGATTAGAAGATACTAATTTGATCGCTGATAAATATATGTTCATTCTAGACAATAAAGATGCAGTTGCTTTAAGTAGCTCTGATTTATTGATGCTAGAAAAGTTCGATGATGAATTGCTTCAGTATGGAAAGCAATCTGCTGAAAACCTAAAACAAATTCTTAGAGGTATATACTAATGGCAAAGACCATCATGAAACTAACCGAGACATCGGCTATCGTCAAGATTTCTGGCACAGGAGCGGAAACAATTACGCTAAACACAGATCTTCTATCGACGACACAGACTGTCAGTGGTACTCCTAAGGTAGGTATTGGCTATTTGACTTGGACTACTGGTGAAAATATCGTAATCGCCAGAAATGGCGTGACTGTTTATACCTTGTTTACAAATACTGGTGAGTTTGATCTTTCCGGTAATGGTGGAATGTTAGATATTATTCAAGGAACTTCAAACTTGGTAGTAACGATTACTGGAGATGGCGTAATTTTCCTCACTCTTCGAAAGATTGAGGGATATGCTTCGAAGATTGAGCCAGAGAAGTTCGGTAGTTACGATAACCCTGCTGTTGTAGGATCATAAAATGAAGTTCCTTAGAGAATCAGTCAATACCAGTGATATTAGAGTTATCACTGAAGGCATCCAGAAAGATCTATTCATTGAAGGCATCTTTGCGCAAGCAGAAACAAAGAATAGAAATGGCAGAGTATATCCACAGAAGATCATGGAATCTGCTGTTAAGACTTATGTCAATGAATATGTTTCTTCCAATCGTGCACTTGGTGAATTATCTCACCCAGAGAATCGCCCAACAGTAAAGCCAGAATTAGCAAGCCACCTTGTTACTGAATTCCGTATGGATGGTAATAATGTTATGGGTAAGGCGAAGGTACTCAACACACCACAGGGACAGATCGTTAAGGGTTTGCTTGAGGGTGGAGTGAAACTTGGCGTATCTACTCGTGGTCTTGGATCAGTCACTGAGAGAGCTGGGTCGACGTATGTTGGTGATGACTATACGTTAATGGCAGTGGATGTGGTATCTGATCCATCTGGTATTGATTGCTGGGTTAACGCAATCAATGAGAGTCAAGATTGGACGATCACTGATGACGGAAGAATCGTCGAAGCGATCAGAAAAGAATTGAAGAAGCAGAAACTAACTGAAGACAAGGCTTTGGCTATGTTCAGTAAGTTTTTACGCGATATCAAATAATCGTTGATGGAAATAGCCCAAGAGGCAAAAATTCTTAAACACTAAATAATATATAACACAAAGGATATTAACATGTCTATTGAACAAAAAATTGCACAACTGATGGAACAGGCTAAACAGCTCGAGTCATCGGATGAAGTTGTTTCTATTGAAGAAGAAACAACTGAAGAAGTCATTGCTGAAGAAAACAAAGAACAAGTTCAGAAGATCGACCTTGGTACTCTTTTTGAAGGTGAAGAGTTCTCGGTAGAATTTAAGTCTAAGGCAGCTGAGTTATTTGAAGCTGCAGTAGAAGCTCGTATCAAGCAAGAAATTGCTCAGATCGAAGAAGAAGTTTCACAGCGTTTAGTTAATGAGAGCGCTGAGTTAAAAGAGGGTCTTGTTGATAAAGTTGATGGATATCTCGACTACGTAGTCGAACAGTGGATGCAAAAGAATGAGCTCGCCCTTGATCGTGGTATTAAAGTCGAAATCTTTGAAAGTTTCGTAAGCGGAATGAAGGATCTTTTTGAAACTCATTATATCGAAGTTCCAGAAGAAAAGTTTGACCTAATGGAAAGTGTCGACGCAAAAGCAAAAACTCTTGAAGAACAAGTAGATTTTCTTACTGCACAAAACGTTGAATTACAGCAGAAGTTTAAGTTAGTCGCAAAAGAAAGACAAATCGAAGAAGCTGCTAAAGAGCTGACCGATTTGGAAGCAGAGCGATTCAAACAACTCGCTGAAGAATTGGCGTATGATGATGAAGAATCATTCGGAAAGAAATTAGAACTCGTAAAAGAGAACTATATTTCGAAGTCAAAACAAGTGAAGGCAGTTGTTGAGTCAGTGGTAACTGATTCGCCTGTTGAACTTAATGAAGAAAAGCAAATCGATGCATCGATGGCGCGTTATATGCATGCCTTCAAAGCACGATAATCAACTATTATCAAAAAGGAAATAAAAATGGAACAATCTCGTCCTGATCTAGTTAAGAAGTGGGCTCCTATTCTTGAGCACGCTGATCTTCCACAAATCAAAGATAACTACCGCAAGGAAGTTACTGCTGTTCTTCTTGAGAACCAAGAACGTGCTCAGCGCGAAGAGCGTCGTGCCCTGTTCGAAGACATTCCAAACGGATCGGCTGTTAGCGGTACATTCATGCCTGACAGTGGTGGTGTTGCTAAGTTTGACCCAGTTCTGATTAGCCTGGTTCGCCGTGCTATGCCAGCAATGGTCGCTTATGACATGTGCGGCGTTCAGCCAATGACCCAGCCTACAGGTCTGATCTTCGCAATGAAGTCAACCTATATGACAAGTGCTGGTGTTCGTGGTTCAGAAGCTCTGTTCAACGAAGCTGACACTGGTTACTCGGGTGTTGCTGCTGGTGGTACTGCTGGTACTTCCAACACTGGTGCTGCTCAGTCTGCACTGAATGGTTCTACAACTCCGATCACATCGGGTACTGCTTTCCCAACGGCAACTGCTGAAAACCAAACTGGTACTGGTACTGGTACTACCCAGCAAAATAACGGCGCTGGTTTCAACCAGATGGGATTCACAATCGAAAAGACTTCAGTTACTGCGCAATCGCGTGCTCTGAAGGCTGAGTACTCTGTTGAACTCGCACAGGACTTGAAGTCGGTTCACGGTCTTGACGCTGAAGCCGAGCTGAGCAACATCCTTTCGCAAGAAATCCTGGCTGAAATTAACCGCGAAGTTATTCGTACGGTTTACAACTCAGCTAAAGTTGGTGCTCAAGTCGGTACTGCTACTGCTGGTATTTTCGACCTTGACGTTGACTCGAATGGTCGTTGGTCAGTTGAGAAGTTCAAGGGTCTGATGTTCCAAATCGAACGCGAAGCAAATGCAATTTACCAAACGACACGTCGTGGTCGCGGTAACTTCATCGTTTGCTCAGCTGACGTTGCTTCGGCTCTGGCAATGGCTGGTGTTCTTGACTACGCTCCTGCGCTGTCAACGAACCTGAACGTTGACGAAGCAAGCAACACGTTTGCTGGTGTTCTGAATGGTAAGTACAAAGTGTATGTTGATCCATATGCTGCTAACCAATCAGCTGACCAATTCCTGTTGGTTGGTTACAAGGGTTCATCGGCATTCGACGCTGGTATCTTCTACTGCCCATACGTTCCGCTGCAACTGTACCGCGCTACAGACCCAGCAACGTTCCAGCCGAAGATCGCTTTCCGTACTCGCTACGGTATCGTTGCTAATCCGTTCACGGCTCTGACCGCTGGCGACAACATCTACTTCCGCAAGGTTCGCGTTCAGAACCTGATGTAATCGGAAACGATGTAGTAAACCAAAAGGGAGCTTCGGCTCCCTTTTCAGTTGTCTAAATAATGGTATTGATATATTTTTACAGAGGGCAATATGTCACAGTTAAACGAAGCAATTAGACAAAAAGATTTCGGAAGAGCAACTGGGCTTGTTCTTAAGTATCTCCGTAAGAAAATCGGAAACAAAGTATATCTGTATCCAGTTCCAGAAAAGTTCATTCCATCTGGTGGAAGTGCAATGACTGGAATTCGTTTCTTCCTAGAATCAAATAAATCTATTCGATTTAACTGGAAGACAACTATTGATACATCAAATGGTCTGCTATCAATGGATTATTGGGATGGGTCAAAACTCCCACAACCAAACCCAAGTGAGCACATCAAATTCGATGAAGCGCAATCTCTGGTAAAAGTATTACCATTTGTCGTTGAGTTCTTGGAAGGTAAAGTAGATAAGTCTGGTGTCTATGTCACTGAAGATGTTTCTGCTGAATTTAATCTGGTGCTTGATTTTCGTACAGACCTAACTGAAGCAACTTATACATCAGGCGAACTCGCAAAGACTATTTCGAATGTTATCAATGCATTCAAGAGCAATATTCAAATTGCTGACCAGTATAAGAATGGCGGGAATAAAAAGTATGGTCCGCGCTGGGAACAAGCAATCAAAGAAATTAGAAAACAATATCCAGAATTGTTTACCAAACAAGGTGCAAAGATTAACATTGATGCTGCTAATGCATCGAAGATTGACTCATCAAAGATTCTAGCAGCAATCTCTGGTGGTGAAGACGCAGTTGCCTTTACTGTTACTGCTGGTGGCAAAGAAGAACACATCGTTGATGGCGCAAGCGAAGCTGACATCGATCGCATGACGTATGAAGAGCAACTGGACTCACTGAAGTCTGGTATGAAGTTGCTTATGAGTAATGCCACAAACTCTATGTGGGTCGGTGGTCGTGGTGGTACTGGTAAGACACAGACTGTTGAAGATATGCTCCACGCTGCTGGTAAAACAGATGGCGATGGTTACTTTAAGATTACTGGCTCAGCAACTCCAACTGGTATCTATAGAATTCTTTACACGCACCGCAAAGATATCGTTCTTTTCGATGACTCGGACTCGGCTCTAAACGATCAAGAAGGTCGTAATCTCTTTAAGGCAGCGTCGGATACGAAGAAGGTTCGTAAAGTATCTTGGATGAAGGGTGGCAAGAACTTCGTTGATCCAGCTGACTTCGATGAAGAGGATGATAACGAAGACGTTCTACCACGTTACTTTGACTTCACAGGTAAGATTATCTTCATCTCGAATATGCCATTGGCTAAACTAGATCCAGATGGTGCTCTGCGCACTCGTGGTTTCGTTATGAACGTTGACCCGACCAATGAAGAGATCTATGATTTTATGAATAAGATTGTTGACTTTATTCCATTGGATGTTAACTATCCATTGAGCAAAGAGTCCAGAATGGAAGTCGTTGATGTTTTGAGAGCAAGAAAGATCTCTGAGAAGAGTGCCAACCTTCGCTCGCTAGTACGTGGTCTAAACGTACGCGCTGGTATTGAATCACAGGGTGGGTCAGAAGAAGAATGGCGTCGTTTCGTCAAGATGTTTGCTTAATATGAAAGTAGTGCATAAAGATTTACAGGCTCTTGGTGTTGATCAGGAGTCTGTAAGAAAATTCTTGAAGTACAAAGAAGCAGATGCTAAGGTAGGGGATGACCCGTATGCTTCATCTGCTAGTGAAAAGGCAAATAAGACCAAGGCGTATCGCGAACTGCATAAAGACCTCACCGCTAAAACCAAGAATCCTAATGTTGCGATTCAAACTCTAAGTAACATTCATGACTATAAAGGAAAAGAAGCGATGTATGAAAGTATGATGTCATTCAAATCTTTCCTCGAGATCAATGAATTGTCTAACGTCACCCTGGCTTCTTATAAAAAGAAAGCAGGAGAACAGGCAACAGCTGCTGATAAGGCAGGTGACTTCAAGAAAGGTAATAAGCGATTCTCTGGTATTACCAAAGCAACGAAGAAACAATTTGCTAATCCAGTAAAAGAAGATTTTAATATCTGTGAAACAGCAGAATCTGGACTCGCTGCCAAAGCAGAAAAATCTGGTATCTCAATCGGTACGCTACGCAAAGTTTATAATCGCGGTATGGCAGCGTGGAACTCTGGCCATCGCCCAGGAACCACTCCACAACAATGGGGTATGGCTCGCGTAAACTCTTACATCACCAAAGGCAAAGGTACATATCACGGAGCAGATAAAGACTTGCGTGAAGAAACCGTACAGGAGTCTGGTGGTACTGCTGTGTGGAAAAGTGGATGTTGTCATGTTGAAAAATATGGAGATGATGTATTTGCTCTATATGTTAATGATAAAAAACATAAATTTTACACTTCATTAAAAGATGCTAAAGCTGCGTCAGTTGAGTTTAATGGGAAAAATCTAGAAGAAAAAGAAGTTCCAAAAGATCCGGAGTCTGGACTGCCAAAGAAATATGTTGCTGGTCTTTCATCCTCTACTGCTAAAGCCAGGGCTGCGCACTTCAATAAAATGGATAAGAAAAGCGACAGCGACCCAACTGCATATGAACCAGCACCTGGAGACGCAACTGCTAAAACCAAAACAAGTAAGCATACATTAAAGTATCGCGAAATGTATGGAGAAAGTATTGATGAGGAAATACTGGAAGCATGCTGGGTTGGTTATAAACAAGTTGGTGTGAAGAAAAAGGGAAATAGAATGGTTCCCAACTGCGTGGCAGAAGATGTTGATTATATGTTCCATCCTCTTATCGAAGCAGTAAATGCAATTGATAGTGGTGAGTATGACTACGAGGGCCAGATGGCCAGATTACAGTTACAAACTATCTGCCGCAACTCAAAAGATTTAGTTGACATGCTTTCTGACGATGAGAATATGCCAGAGTGGGTTCAATCTAAAATAACTTTAGCTCAAGATTATATTAGTTCAGTTAGAGATTACTTACAATCTAAAGAAGAATTGGGTGAAAATCTAGAAGAACAATTCGATATAATCGAAGAAGTTGTTGAAGAGCTATCAGCTGAATATGGTATTGACTCTGAAGTAATTTGGGAAAACTTTGACGAGTTTACAGACGAAGAATTACTAGAATACGCAGTTGATGCCAAAGGGCACAAATCGTCCACTGGTGGATTGACACAAAAAGGTCGAGATGCTTACAACGCCAAAGGCGGAAATTTGCAAGCACCAGTGACTACTCCGCCATCCAAACTGAAGCCAGGAAGTAAGGCAGCAAATCGTCGTAAGTCTTTCTGCGCACGTATGGGTGGTATGGAAGGTGCCATGAAAAAACCAAATGGTGAACCCACTCGCAAAGCACTAGCTCTGCGTAAATGGAATTGCTAAGGTAGAAGGATAATGAAATCATTTAAGAGTTATCTTACTGAACAATACGCAGGAAACTACGTCTGTCTGGAAACAGAAGATATGTCGTTTTTCTTTGTAGACTGTGGAATTCCTGAGCCAACATCTGGGGTAGTTCCTCCAGATTTTCACTGTACAGTTATGTACTCTGAAATATCAGTTATTGAACCAGAAAGAGTTGCTAGCCTATTGCGTACTTCTGGATTCAATAAACCATACATCGGTAAGATAATTGGGTTTGATCTTTTTGATTCACCTGAAGATAATACCAAGTGTTCTCTTGTCGCTAAAATAGAATGCCCTGAATTGATGCAAGCGCATGACTATCTAAAGGGTATTGGTCTACAACATTCTTATTCAGAATATTCACCGCATATTACTCTACGATATGGAATGGATATTATTGAGGCAGCTAAATACAAAGAATTGCTAAGTGGTTGTACTGGTTCGGTTACGATGGCAAAGTTTAGAAGTGAGCCAATAAATAAACATTACGTATGACTATTCTAACTTGCCCATCGCCGAGTAACATTAACCCATTAAATCCAAATGGATTTTTGTTCTCGGTCAGTAAACTCCCGGAACTAACATTCTTCGTTCAGGACGTAGAGTTGCCTTCTCTTAGTATCGGGACTGTTATCCAGTCATCAAGTGTTCAAGATATTAAGATTCCAGGAGAGACAGCTGATTTTGGTAGTCTTAGTGTTGAGTTTCTTGTAGATGAACAGTTCGCCAACTATAAAGCAATTTATGCCTGGATGGTTGGATTGACATACCCAGAGACCCATGATATGTATAAGGCATTCTTAGCCTCTGCAAAGAATGCGAACTCATACAGTGAACTGGCGAAGGGTTACTCTGATGCATCATTGACTATTCTCGATAGCAGCAATAATCCAGTTCAGAGAATTACGTTTATTGATGCGTTTCCAACATCGCTAAGTACATTACCATTTACCTCTCAGAGTAGTGATGTTCAATTCCTGAGAGCAACTGCTACGTTTGACTATACATATTATAAATTATCTTAACTTCCTGTAATATATTATGACACTCGATGAAATTCGAGAGCAGTGGGAAACTGACTGCTCAATAGACGACCTCCATCCTGACAAAGCATCAGCCACTAGTCCAAGTCTTCATGCGAAGTACCTTGGTGAGTTGATGAACTATAGACTCAAACTCACCAAAACGCAGTTTGAGTACAGCCAGCTGCGCGCCAAGAAGTCTAAGTATTTTCGTGGAGAAATGACTCGCGAAGAACTTGAAGAGAATGGCTGGGAGCAGTGGCAATACAAAACACTCAAGTCCGAAGTCGAGGCATTACTCGACGCCGACACACAGACTCAGACTATCCTTGCTCGAGTTGAGTATTTGAAATCCGTTATCTACTACTTGGAATCAGTTCTCGGTGAGATTAGGTCAAGATCATTCCATGTGAAAAACATAATAACTTGGGCTCAGTTTAGGGCAGGCGCGTGATTCGATTTATTGATTTTAATGAGACCCACATCAAGGTTCTCATCGATGATTTTGGCATTGAGCAGGAGATGTCAGACTTCTTCACGTTCTTCGCGCCTGGGTATAAGTTTCACCCGAAGGTAAAGGCGAAGATCTGGGATGGCAAAATCCGTATGCTCGATGCTCGCAGAAAGACCCTATACAAAGGGTTACTTGCGATCGCGATCAAATTTGTAAAAGATCGCGAGTATGAGTTCGAGATTGATAAGAGCCTAGACAATCGTACTGGTCTCAAAGAAGAAGATATCCGTGCCTACGTTGATTCCCTTCAACTGACTGCTCGCGGTGAGTTGCTTGAGGTAAGAGAGTACCAATACCAAGCAGTATACAAAACTCTAGAGACAAAGCGCAACCTGTTAATCTCACCGACGAGTTCTGGTAAGAGTGCGATTCTTTACTGCAAAACTCGATACCACGTCGACAATAATCAGAGCGTGTTGCTAATTGTTCCGACGACAATGCTCGTAGAACAAATCTTCTCGGACTTCAAAGATTACTCAACGAAAAATGGATGGGATGTTGAAGGTAATATCCAGCTGCTGTACTCCGGCAAAGAAAAGTTATTCCACAAGCCAATTATGATCAGCACGTGGCAGTCTATTACTGCTATGATGAAGAATGATCCGGATAACTTCTCGAACCTAACATCTAGCGTAGACGTAGCCCTATTCGATGAGGCGCATACTTACAAGGCAGCAGCAGTGCTAGCGACGATGGAAAAGTTTATCAAGACTGCTTGGAGAACTGGTACCACTGGAACTATTGATAACAACAAGATCAATGAACTAAGTCTTATTGGATTGATGGGGCCAATCTATAAGGTCATCACGACGAAACAATTGATGGATGCGGGTCAGGTAACTACCCTAAAGATCAAAGCATTGATGCTACAACACCCAGAAGAACTACGTAAGCAGCTGAAGGGTATGAAATATGCCGAAGAGATTGCGTATCTTGTTGGATGTCAGGAAAGAAATAAGTTTATTGTTAACTTAGCGAAAGCCTGCTCGGGTAACACTCTTATTCTATTCAACTTCGTGGAACGCCATGGAGCAGTTCTCAATGATATGATCTCCAAGAAACTGGATGGTTCTGGCAGGTCTATATACTTTGTACACGGTGGCACTGATGTTGAAGATCGAGAGAAGATTCGATTGACTGTTGAGAAAGAAGATGATTCGATTATTATTGCGACGTCATCTCTATTCAGCACTGGTATCAATATGCCATCGATTGCGAACATCATCTTTGCGGTGCCAACCAAGTCTACGATTAGAATTCGTCAGAGTATTGGTCGGGGATTACGCCTGAAGGATGGAAAGACTCACTGTAATTTGTTTGATATCGTGGATGACCTGAGTTGCAAGTCCTATATAAACACCACGATGCAGCATTTCCAGGAAAGAGTCAAGGTCTATGACTCAGAGCAGTTCGAATGGGAATTAGTGAAAGTTCCTCTAAAGACCCAGTAATATCAACCCTGCAGTTGAATTATACCTTGTAAAAAGCAAGTGTAAAATAAACTTTACATCTAAACAATTTATTTTACTTTCTGGCAGGAAAGGGTATACTTGGTTGAGTTCCATAGGAGTACCTCAATGCAAGACAATTCAATCAAGATCGTTCCACCAGTTGATGCAGACAATAAGAACCACTACGTAAACAACGTCAAGTTCTATGAAGAGATCAAGAAATACAAAGAAGCATACGTAATCGCCAAAGAGGCAGGAACGGAACTTCCACGCATTAGTAACTACCTCGGTGAGTGTGTGTGGAAGATCGCGAAGGGTCTTGCAATGAAACATAACTTCCGGAACTATTCATATCTTGAAGAAATGATCGGTGCAGGAGTTGAGACCTGTATCAAGAATATGCATTCATTCGACCCAGCAAAGTCTCAGAATCCTTTCTCATACTTTACTCAGGCTTGCTTCTATGCATATATCCACATTATTCAGAAAGAGAAGAAACAAAGCGCGATCAAGAAACGTCTAGTCCTTAGTTCAGCGATTGACACATATGAACTACAGAAGCATGATGAAGATGGTGAGTTCGCACTACCATTGATTGAATATCTTAATAGTCTTGGTGGTGAGGATGAACCAAAGAAGAAGTCAAAGGTAACTACGGAGGTAGGTGCTCTTGATCAATTCTTCGGAGAAAATAAATGAAGTACGTACTTCTTGGTGATTGCCACCTGGGAGCACGCAATGGCAGTTCACGATTCTCAAAGCACTTCAATAAATTCTTCACGGATGTTCTGTACCCATACATAATTCATAATGGCATTGATACGATCATTCAGTTGGGTGATCTGTTTGATAATAGAACCAATCTTTCATACAAAGCATTCCACGCCTGTAAGGATCATTGGTTCGCTCCACTTGATAACATCGGTATTGAGATGCACGTGCTGCTAGGCAATCACGATATCTACCATAAGAACACTCTTGAGATCAATAGTCCAGAGTTACTCCTTGGTCAGTATGAGAATATACATGTTTACAATAAACCATTTACTATCTCTGAATTTGGTGAGCCAATTTTTGACCTAGTTCCTTGGATCTGCGCTGACAATGAAGTTGAGGTTCTTGAGTTCATTGGCAGAACAGACAGAGCCAAGTATTGCATTGGGCACTTTGAGATCGCTGGTTTCTCAATGTATCGTGGTGGCGAGATGCTATCGCATGGATTATCTCCTGCACTCTTTGATGGCTATGACAGAATGTTCTCCGGACATTATCACCACAAATCAGAAAATGGAAATATCCTCTACACAGGAACTCCATACGAGATCACCTGGAGTGACTTCGCTGATCCAAAGGGATTCCACGTAGTAGATACAGATAAAAATACCGTGGAGTTTATTGAAAATCCATTTACTATATTCAGTCGTGTAGTGTATAATAATGGTTGGTCAGGTGATATCTCTTCTCTTTCCGAAAAGATTGTTAAGTTAGTTGTTCAGGAGAAGAAAGATCTTTTCCTTTATGATCGTTTCGTAGACAGTCTTAAATTAGCTGGCGTATATGAGTTGGCTATCATTGAGAATCTCGATGAGTTCAAGGATGGCGAAGTAGATGAGAATATTGACCTCGAAGATTCCAATGCTATTATTGAGAATTACATCGATGGTATCACGACCAATCTCAATAAAGATAAAATCAAAACATATATGCGTTCACTATACAATGAAGCACTTACCCTATGATCGTATTCAAAACAGTTAGTGTAAAGAACTTTCTTAGTTATGGAAACTACGATACTAAGTGGTTTCTTGATAAACATAACAGCACTCTTATCGTAGGCAGGAATGGTCATGGTAAGAGTGTTCTCTTGGACGCAGTGTGTTTCGGTCTCTTTGGTAAACCATACCGCAATATCAATAAACCGCAATTGGTTAACTCAATCAACCAGAAAGCCTGTGTTGTTGAATTAGAGTTGATCGTCAATGGCGTTGAGTACAAGATCATTCGTGGTATGAAGCCGAATGTCTTTGACGTATACTGTCAAGGCAAGATGCTAGACCAGGAAGCAGCGATGCGAGATATGCAGACGTATCTTGAGCAGCAGGTTTTGAAACTAAACTTCAAGACATTCTGTCAGGTAGTTATCCTTGGCTCAGCTTCGTATACTCCATTTATGCAACTTCCTGCTTATCAGCGCCGAGAGGTAGTTGAGGATGTTCTGGATATCGGCATCTTTAGTAAGATGAATGGTTTGTTGAAGGATCGAATAGCAGGCACCAAGGAAGAACTTCGCATCATTGAAGTTAAAGTTGACGCAGCAAAAAGAGAAGCGCAGGCACAGAAACGTATTATTGAATTGATCGAGAAGAATAAGACTTCGCGTATCTCTGAGATCAATGGTGAACTAACAACACTACAGGAAGAACTGGGTGTAGTAATGAGTTCGCTATCTGATCAGCAAGTACCAGACTACGTTTCAGCGAAGGCTCTGCGCGAAAGATATATTGCCATTGTTGATAGCATCGATGAACTAAAGGCAACTGCTACACAACTAAAGACTAGGCTTGCGAGACTTGAGAGTCTTGAAGAATGCCCTACTTGCATTCAAGGAATCTCTCATGATCACAAGACAACTATCAAGACCAAGTTTGAGGAAGAATGTGAACAGATTGATCAGAATCTCAATGAACAATATCCATCATTGAAAGAAGTCGGTGGTCTCTTGCAAGCAGCAGAAAAAGAGCAGGGTAATTATGAAACAACAAAGGAAACTCTAACTCAGAGTAAGTCTGATCTAATCAAGTCGATCAAAGGCAAACAGGATCAGATCGAAAAGATCAAAGAAGATTCTGGTGACGTAGATACTGAGAAAGAGAAGATGAAGGCAATCGCCGCTGAGGCATTACAGTTCATCTCGCGTAAGAATGAGTTGTCAGAAGAAAAGCAACTGCAGGAAGTTTCGCAAGTTCTGCTGAAAGATAATGGTATCAAGACCGCTATCATTCGTGAGTACCTTCCTGTGCTCAACAAACTCATCAACAAGTATCTGACTGTGTTTGACTTCTTTGTCAACTTCAATCTTGATGAATCATTCAATGAAGTAATCAAGAGTCGAGGTCGGGATGAGTTTAGTTATGCAAGTTTCTCTGAAGGTGAGAAGAAACGAATCGACCTGGCTATCCTGTTGGCTTTCCGCCAGGTCGCTGCTATGAAGAATAGCGCAAAGGTAAATCTCCTGATCTTCGACGAAGTACAGGATAGTTCTTTGGATCTGGATGCTCGTGCCAAATTCAATGATTTGTTGGACTCTATGGCTGGTTCAAATGTGTTTGTTATCTCACATACTGACACTAGCCCTGATGCCTATGATGCTGTGATCAAAGTAGAGAAACGTGGTGATTTTAGTCAATATGAATATGTTTAAGGAGAATGATTATGCAAGTACAAGGAAATGAAGATGGATATGCTCTGACTGGGATGAGTATGATTCATCTTGAACTTATTACTTCTTTACTTTATCGAGTTCGGCTTGGTGAGAGCGAGACTAAGATCGCTGCCTATGAACTTCTACAGGTGCTGGAAGAGTTTAAAGTACTCCCAGTGTCCTGTTCCCATGAGTGGCCAGAAGATCATTGCACTATCGAAGTCTGACTTTACTTTTATTCAACTTCGAGGTATAATAACTTATCGAAAGTTGAAAGGAAAGAATTGGAAGCGAAATCGTTAGACCTCTTGAGCAAACTGATGGCCAACGAGAACATCACTGTTCTGCGCCAGAAAGTTCAGACAGCCTCTTTTGACCTGAAGAGCAGAACTCTCAGGTTGCCGACCCTCGTTGGAATGTCTCCTGCCGAAGAAACGGTAATGGAATTCCACGAGGTCGGGCATGCTCTGTTTACTGGCGAAGAGTACATAAATCTGGCCAAGAAACAAGAGAAAAAGAACTTCAGCTCCTACATGAACGTCCTCGAGGATGTGCGTATCGAGCGACTGATGAAGCAACAGTATCCTGGTTGCCGCAAGGACTTCTTTGCTGGCTACAAGGTGCTCAACGAGCGTGACTTCTTTGGCACTGCCAATCGCGATCTCAATGAGTATGGGATCATCGACCGCATCAACCTGCACTTCAAGGTAGGGTTCTCCTGTGGCGTAAAATTCACTAAGGAAGAGCGTGTATTCCTGACTGCTGCAGAAAACGCAGAGACTGTCGAGGACGTGTATGACCTCGCCCTGCGTATCTATGACTACGCAGCTACTGAGAAGAACAAAAAACAAGAAGAACAGGGTAACGACATCGAGTTCGGTGAAGGTGACTCAGATGAGTTCGGCGACGAAGAATATGATTTTGACTTCGACGACGATATGGTAGAGGAAGAAGACGCTGAGGACGCCGACCTGCCTCCGATGGATGATGGAGTCAATGAGGAGAAGGACGAAGAAGAAGCAGATGATGAAGACACTGCTCCTGCTCCTCAGACGCAGGACAGGTTCAATGAGAAGGTTCAGGCGAACACCAACGTTAATGGCTGGGACTTCATCTATATCGAACCAAAGAACTACTATGTGCCGAAGTTCATTGGGTACAAAGACATTGTGGCTGAATTCCGTGCTGCTGACTTCGGTGGTATTGAGATGAGTTCATATCGGAAAGAGCAGTACGTAAAGTTCCGTGCTGCTAACCAGAAGTCTGTCTCGCACCTTGTTAAGGAATTCGAGATGCGTAAGGCTGCTCAGCGTTACTCGCGTACGCAGGTTGCCCAGACTGGTTCGTTGTCTATGAGCAAACTACACCAGTACAAGACCAGCGAAGATCTGTTCCGTAAACTGGACGTAATCACCGATGACAAGAACCACTCTTTCCTGATGCTTCTGGACTGGTCTGGTTCTATGCAGAACTACCTGCAGGATTCGTTGGGTCAGGTTATTACTCTGGCATCATTCTGCCGCCGAGTGAACATTCCTTTCCAGGTCTGCGCATTCAGTGACTCTAGGAATGCAGATATTACCTACAATGAGAACAGCTTCGGGAAGTATAACGATGCAGTGAATGAGCCAGGTCAATTCGGTGTGATCAACGGAGATATGATCAATATTCTGAATTTCCTCGATTCGAAGATGAGCAACTCAGAATTTGATTTTGTTTGCGAAATGCTGTATACGTTTCGGTTTACGCAGTTCGCTGACTCTGCTCTGTCATTCAAGTATCGCCTCGGTGGTACTCCATTGATCGAGTCAATTGCCTGGTTGTATGACTACATCGATGAGTTCAAGAAGAACACCAAGGCAGAGAAGATGACTGTGATTACGGTGACCGATGGCGAAGGTCAAGGTATTTCGTATAAGACTACTGATGCTACTTATTCGATGAAGAAGATGCTGCGTTGCCCTAAGACTGGTCGTGTGTATGCCTGCAATCATCGCACTGAGACTCAGGGCAATATGATGGATATGATCAAGTATGCCAATCCAGATGTTCGATTCATTGGTTTCTTCATCGCTGGTGGTATCAAGAATGTTCGGAGCTTCAACTATCAGAATAACATGAAAGTTTCGGATCCTGCAGTAGTTATGCGTAAAATGAACAAAGACTACTTCTTTGAGTATCCTTCGACTGGTTACCATAAAATGTACATTATTCCCTCGCAGACTGGGAATATGGAGTTCAATACCCATGGGATTGACAAGGATATGTCTGCAGCGAGGATTGCGAAGTCTTTCAGCTCGTCTATGACGTCGATTATCAAGAGTCGGGTCGTTCTGACGAAATTCATCTCCGAAATTGCTTGACTTTTATTCAGTTTCGAGGTATAATAACTTATCGAAACGGAAAGGAAAGAAAAATGGAATACCAAGAGTTTGTTGTCTACGGTGATCATTGCTTGGCTGAGTTGGCTCTGTATGACTATAGCCTGGATCATCCAGACAGCTACAAGGATGCGAATCCTACTGCGGAACTTCATGGTTTCTTTCCTGCCTTTGTAGGCTATGACCTTGCTTGACTTTTATTTGAAGTTCAGGTATAATATATTATTGTTTATTTTGTGATGGAGTTTAATATGTGGCTTTCCCGATTCAATTCTCAAGAATTTGAGATTATCCGTAAGATGCGCCAGCTGGATACGGTGTTCTCTGAGACTGGCGAGTTCAAGCCAGCTCTGATCAAGACTGCGTGCGACGCTCTGGGTGTTCCCCCGAAGTGGTCTATTCGTGACAAGAGTCAACCTGTTAGCCGTGGAGTGTATCTTATGCATGGTGATAGTTCTGAGAATGCTGTGAAGCAATCTGAGCCAGAAGCAGCTCCTGCTATGATGGCTGCGGTCGAACGTAAGGTCGTTCCGTTCAAGCAGTCAGCTGTGCGTCAAACCCTGGTCGGCGCAGTCCCTCCAGTAGATCCTAAGTATGTTCCATTCGGTAATTACAAGAATATTGAGAAGATCATCAAGTCGCGGAAATTCTTCCCTGTCTTGGTGACTGGTCATAGCGGCAATGGTAAGTCTACTACCATTATGCAAATTCACGCTAAGAATGATATGCCTATCATTCGGCTGAATATGACCAAGCGCACCGATGAGGAAGTACTTATCGGTAGCAAGACCCTCGTAGATGGTAACGTCGTAGTTATCGAGGGTCCGATCCTGATCGCTATGCGTCAGGGTTGCACTGTGTTGCTCGATGAGGTGGATGCCGCTGAGAGCAATACGATTATGTGCCTCCAGTCTATCCTGGAAGGTAAGCCATACTACTTCGCTGCGATCGGCGAGTATATCAAACCAGAAGTTGGTTTTAACATTATCATGACTGCTAATACCAAGGGTCAGGGTTCAGAGGATGGTCGGTACATCGGTACCCAGATCCTGAACGAAGCCTTCCTTGAGCGAATCGCCTTTACCTTCGAGCAGGAGTTTCCTTCTCCTGCTGTTGAGAAGAAGATCGTGATGAACATCATGGAGGAGAATGGATGTGTTGATGAAAAATTCGCCGAAGAACTCGTCAAGTGGGCTGATGCGATTCGTCGGTCTTTCGCTGATGGTGCTGTTGACAGTCTTATTGCTACTCGCCGTCTTGAGCATATCGTTCGCGGGTTTTCTCTGTTCAAAGATAAGAAGAAAGCAGTCGAGCTGGCAGTGAATCGTTTTGATTCTATGACCAAGCAGGCATTCTTCGAACTCTTCGATAAGATTAGTTCTGAGGATGTGGTTCCTGTAGTTTGTGCTGCTATTGACAGTGATGTTGACCTTGACGCTCCTCCATTCTAATCATGCTTACATTTAACGATCTCTCCACTGCCCAAAAGAAATGGGTGTATATCGTGAATCACTTCCACCCAGAGGTGACTACTGAGATTACATTCAAGCAGATCAATGACTTCCATGAGGAGTTTATGGCTCTTCGCCAGAAAGATAAGAAGTATAAGGTCGGTCTCCCACTCTGGTTGATTGGTCACAATACGATTCGTCGTGGTGTTTACTTCTTTCCTGCTGAGGCAAATACATTGGCTCCTGCTTCCTCGAGACCAGTTCCCGTGAAGACTGCTCTGCTCGAAGAATTTAAGCAGGAATTGATTAAATACGGTATAAAATAATTTTACTTATAAAGTAAACCACGCTATACTATATCTTTGGTTGAGTAAGGTGTTCGGGCTTACTCTGTTAAAACCATTATCTCCCGAAAATTTTTGATTGGAAATTTTATGACTAAAGCAAAGACCCCTAAGACCAAGACCGAACAACTCCTGACCGCACTTCGCTCGGGCAAGGAACTGTCGGCAAAGGAAATCCAAAAGAAGTTTGGTTTCGCCAACCCATACCGCGCCATTGGTTATCTGCGTGAGAAGCGTGTCGCAGTGTTCAGTGATCCTGTTCCTATGCGCGATGGCACGACTGTCACCAAGTATAGCATCGGCGTTCCAACGAAGGCAATGCTCGCTATGGGTTTCACGCAGTAATTGAAGGGAAGCAACGATGACTACAATCGGTAGAAAGTATGATAGCGGGAAGCCAGAGTTTTCGTTGCTTCCACCCTGGGCTCTTGAGTCCGTGGCGAAGGTTCTTACATTCGGTGCTGAGAAATATGATATTGACAACTGGAAGCATGTAAGCAATGGTGAATATCGGTATCGGAATGCTGCGCTCCGTCATATCAATGACTATGTCAAGGGTGAAAAGACTGATCCAGAGAGCGGATGTAATCACCTTGCTCACGCTATTTGCTGCCTTATGTTCATTCTGGATGCAGATGAATCTGGTCAAGCACTAGCACCAGCAGAGAATAAAGCAGCTGGTCCAAAGTGGTTTGATGTTTCGCAAATGAATATCAACTATGCATTCTCTACTCCTCCTGCGAAGGAAACTCTGTTTCCCTTTATTTCTGATGTATGCCTATCGCCTACTCAGGAGGTTATGAGGTATGATAGTGTAACTAGTAATACAGATACATACAAAGCGAATTATGAGTTCCAGAATCGCAGTTCAGTTCATCTGGCTGGTATCGCTAGGCCAGTTGGCGCAGTTGGCGCAGAATGAAGTAATCTGTAATTAAACAATAAGGAAAATATGAAAATTTCAAAAGAGACCGTGCAGATCCTGAAGAGTTTCAGCGGTATTAACTCAAACATTATGATTCGGCAAGGCAATCGTCTTGCTACTATTAGCCCACAGAAGAATGTGATGGCAGATGCTGCAGTTGCTGAGACTTTCCCAGCTGACTTCGGTATCTATGATCTTTCTGAGTTCCTCGGTGCGTTGTCGCTGTTCGATGATCCGGATGTTAGCTTCGAAGGTAAGACTGTCTTGTTGAGTGAAGGTAATGATAGCATTCGCTATTACGCAGCAGATACTTCTGTTCTGACCATTCCTCCGGAAAAGAAGATTACCTTTCCAACACCAGATGTTGATTTCGTTCTTCCTGCCGCTGTGCTTACGAAAGCAATTCGTACTGCATCAGTTCTGAAGGCAGCAGATGTTAGCGTTGTTGGTGAGAATGGTGTTCTGAAGATTGTCGTCGGTGATCTGAAGAATGCGACTGCCAACAGCTACAATGTTAATATCGGTTCTACTGATATTACTTTCCGAGCTAATCTGAAGGTCGATAACCTGAAGATGATTCATCAGGATTATGCTGTGTCAATCTCTTCGAAGAAGATTAGTCGATGGGTCGCGACCAGTGGTGATATGACTGTGTTCGTTGCTCTGGAGAGTAGCTCGACGTTCTAAATTATTTTGATTTGCAGGGCGACTGGCGTATGATTGCACAGTCGCCCTTATTTATTATGGAGTATTGAATGTCAGATATTAACATGATGGTTTGGTCTGAGTTCTATCGACCAACCACTATTGAAGAGTGCATTCTTCCAGCTGAGACAAAGAAGTCTTTGATGGAAGCAATCGCATCTGGGAATGTTCCCCACATTCTTATGTATGGTCCAGCGGGTACGGGCAAGACTTCTGCCTGTCGTGCCATCGCTAATGCACTTGGTGCTGACCTAATGTATATCAATGCCTCTCTTGAGCGCAGTATTGATATTATTCGTAATCAGGTTGTTTCGTTTAGTTCCTCTGTGTCATTCTCTGGTGGTTTGAAGATCGTTCTCCTCGATGAGTTCGATGGTATGCCTCCACTTCAGCAGAATGCATTGAAGGGTGTTATTGAAGAGTTCCCGAATGCCAGGTTCTTCTTTACTAGTAATCACGTAAATAAGATCATTGATCCGATCAAGTCTCGTTGTGTAAATATCAATTTCAAGATTGATAATGCAGAGAAGCCAAAACTTGCATCTAAATTCTTCAAGAGAGTTACGCATATCCTCAAGGAAAGGAATGTTGAGTTCCAGACGGATGTGGTCGCGGAACTAGTCACTAAATACTTTCCTGATTTCCGCCGAACTCTGAATGAACTTCAGCGTTATGCTATCAGTGGTAAGATTGATTCTGGTATTCTGTTGAATCATTCTTCTGAGACGTTCAAAGAATTGTTCAATGCGATTCGTGATAAGAACTTCAAGGATCTGCGTAAGTGGGTTGCTTCGAATACTGATATCGACCCACAGGTATTGTTTCGTGATATCTATGATAATGGAAATGATTTGTTCGAGCCGAACTGTCTACCATCGATCATTCTGATCTTGGCTGACTATTCCTTTAAGGCAACCCACTCAGTTGATGCAGAGATCCTTGTTACTGCTGCGATGACTGAAATTATGATGATTGCGAAGTTCAAATGATGGAAGTACTTCTTTATTCTACAATTTTTATTATTGCTGTCGTCATACTTGAACGGTATGGGCAATACTGCTATAAACTTGGTGTGATGAGTTCAAAGGGTGCTCTGAATATTCTTTGTGAAGAGACTAAGGATGGGTTTATCTTCTATAATCTATTGACAGAAACATTCATCTGCCAGTCAACTGCATATGATGAGGGTGTTACTATGCTTAAACTAAAGCACCCATCTATTGACATTGTTGTTAGTATGGCACCTATGCGATCCAGGATAATTGATGAAACCATTTGAATATGTCAACGCAATATGCGCATCAAGGGATGACTACTGGGAGGATGGTGTATCTGAATCTGAGTATGAGCCATTCCTAGTCAATCGTGCTCTCTCGCATCACTATGATACTGTGATGTATGCCCAGGAAATGAATGCCAGGTCGCACATAAGTAAGAAGATGCAGTATGACTTCCTACGTATCGGTGTTCAACCAAAGAAGAAGCGATTTGCGAAGTGGGATAAACAGAAAGATGAGAACATTGAGTTGATTCAGAAGGTATACGGAGTCTCATACAAGACTGCGATCTCCTATGCAGCTATATTAAATAATGATGATTTAGAAAAACTAAAATCATCATTATGTAAAGGCGGATTGGGAAATGCAAAATAATTATGCGTTAGATGTGTATGTAGAATGGACTCCGGAGAAAATGCTCGAGGTGAATATCACTGACCCAGATTCGTTTCTGAAGATCAGAGAAACTCTTTCTCGTATTGGTATCGCTAGTAAAAAGGACTTCATCCTTTATCCGTCTTGTCATATTCTACACAAAAGAGGGAAGTATTATATCGTTCACTTCAAAGAGATGTTTGCGCTTGAGGGTAAGCAAAGTGACATTACTGTTGAAGATCTTGTACGAAGAAATACCATTGCTAAATTGTTAGAACAATGGGGTTTATGTAAAGTTATTCAAGAAGATATTCCAACTACCAATATGTCAAACATTAAGGTAGTTCCTTACAAAGAAAAGAGTAAGTGGACTTTCAAACCAAAATTCATGATGCTGACAGACCGAATTAAACAACGTCAGAATCAAGAATCGGATGACTAATATGTTGTCCGTATGCGCTCGCCGAAAGGGAGCATCCTCAAACTTTGCCGAAAGGGAAGAAAATGACTGATTTACAAAAAGTGTTTGGTGATATCGTTCGTAGTAGCGTTGGTATGGAGAAGTTCATGGATGCGCATAAGCAAATTGCTGATGTTGCTTCTAAAATGAATTCTCACTTTCCAGCATACAATATCAAGAAGGTCGAAGAAAACAAATATGAAGTAGAACTTGCTATCGCTGGTTACACTATTAGTGATGTCTCGATTGAACTTGAGAAGAATGTATTGTCTATTCGTTCTGAGAAACAAGACCTAGGTGCTCTTGCTGATTCCTTTATCTACAAGGGATTCACCTACAAGGGTTTCAACCGATCATTTACTCTTGAAGATAATGTTCGTGTTGAAGATGCTGAGTTGGTTAATGGATTGCTTAAGATTTATCTTGAGCGTCTGGTACCAGAAGCACAGAAGGCGAAGAAAATTGATATTCGTCAACCTTCAGAGAAGTCTACAAAGACTGTTCTGAATGAAGATGTCTAAAGAGTGAATGATGGGCTGGTTTCCAGCCCATCTTTCCTATGATCAATAAACTAACTATATTTCCTGTGCTTATGCGAGACGATTGGTTGTTTCGCATAAGCATAAGTGACAGCAGTAACATAATGCTTATTGTTCTTAATGTCAAGGATCCGAATATCTTTATGATGCGTTACTTCTCTGATTCAGATGAAGCGATTGCATTTATTGATGAAGCAGCTGCGGGTAAGCATATAGATTATTTTTGAGGATTTATTATGTTCTGTTTAGATATCGAAACGCTCGCGGTTGAAAGCACCGCAGTAATTCTCTCTGTTGGTATGTCTTATGTTTCTAATACAGAACCAAAGAGCTACCAAGAAATTCTTGACAATTCAATTTTCGTTAAGTTGAATGCCAAAGAGCAAGTAGCGAATAATAGATTCGTTGACAAAGATACGGTTGCGTGGTGGAATAAGCAATGCGACTTCGCAAAGGAACGCAACTATTACCCAAAGAAAACTGACTTCTCTGTTGCAGAGGGGATTACTGTTCTTCAGAAATGGGTAAATGAACGAGCAAAGAAAGACGATCTCTGCTGGATTCGAGGTAGTCTTGACCAGATGTGCCTTGATTCGTTGTTTAAGTCAGTTGGCGCAGAACCTCTCTTTAGGTTTAATATGTATCGAGATGTTCGGACTGCAATTGATATTATGTATCCAGAGACATCGAAGAATGGGTATGTGGATGTTGACCCAGAACTATGCCTGGGGTTTGACCGAGATCAAGTCCTTAAGCACTCACCCGAACATGACACTTCATATGATCTGGCTATGATCCTATTCGGTAAGCAGTAAGTTTATTTTACTTCTGACCCAACAGCAGGTATACTTGTACCTGCTGTAATTATTTTATGGAGAAGAATATTGAATGATTCGTTTTATACGAACGTAGAGATCTTCGGTAATACCGTTATGACACGCGAAGTGATCAATGGTGTTCGCCAGAAGTCCAAAGAACAGTGGCAGCCGACGTTGTTTCTCAAAGACAACAACAATACTGAGAGTGTGTTCAAGAGTCTGTATGGCGATCCTGTGAAGGAAATCGTCGCAGGTAATATCCGTGAGACCAAGGACTTCATCAAGCAATATGATGGAGTGGATGGGTTCTCGATCTTTGGTCAGTTGAACTTTACTCTGCAGTATCTCAACAATCGCTACCCACAGGCGATTACTCCAGATATGAATAATCTTTCTATCTGGTCAATTGACATTGAGACGCGCACAGGCGATGAGGGATTCCCTAAGCCAGAGACAGCGAACGAAGAAGTTGTTCTCATTACGCTGCAGAACGTAAAGACCAAAACCTGCTATACATTTGGCAAGGGTACGTATATTGGTTATGCTGGCTATGATTCTAAATTCGTAAGTTGTGCCGATGAGTATTCACTGTTGAAGCAATTCCTGATGTTCTGGGAATTTTCTGACATTGACATCATTACTGGCTGGAACATTGAGTTCTTCGACATTCCTTATCTGATCAATCGAATCAAGCGCATCCTGGGTGAAGATGCAATGAAGAAGATGAGTCCTTGGGGATTCGTCAGCGCAGAGATGCAGTCTTATCGTGGTAAAGAAGAAATGACTGTTGACATCAAGGGTATCGCTATCCTTGACTACTTGGCTCTGTACAAGAAGTTTACGTATACGAAGCAAGAGAGTTATTCTCTGAAGTATATCGCCGCTGAAGAACTAGGTCATACGAAGGTGGATCTTCCAGGTGACACTTTCAATGATAACATCGATCATCACTGGAATGACTTTGTTCATTACAACATCGTAGATACGCAGCTGGTAACTGAACTCGAGGATAAGTTGAAATTGCTTGAGTTGATCATTACGATGGCGTATCAGGCGAAGATCAACTTTACAGATGTGTTCAGTCCAGTAAAGATGTGGGATGCTCTGATTCATAATTCGCTGTTGCGCGAAAAGATCGTTGTGCCGCAGCGTGGGCATACTGGTAGTAGAAGCATCGATGGTGCTTATGTGAAGGAACCTCTCACTGGTAAGTACAACTGGATCGTCAGTCTTGATGCTACCTCGTTGTATCCAAGTATTATGATGTCATTGAATATCAGTCCTGAGACTTTCGCTGGTCGTACTGACATAAATATGGATTCTCTGCTAAAAGATTCAAGCATTACTTCTCCTTACGTTGACTCAGGTGCTGCTATTTCTCCTATCGGCGCAATGTTTACCAAAGAAAAGATTGGTATTCTTCCTCGATTGATTAAGGAAATGATGGCAGCGAGAAAGACAGCAAAGAGTCAGATGCTTGGGCTTGAGTCCGAGTATGAGAAGTCAAAGGATGAGTCATTGCTTCCGAAGATCTCTGCTTTGAATAATCAACAGATGGCTGCGAAGATTGCATTGAATAGTCTTTACGGTGCTACGGCGAATGAAGGTTTCCGATTCTTTAATCCAGATGTCGCTGAGTCAATTACTATCACTGGTCAATACATTCTCAAGAAGATTGAAGTTGCATTGGACATTGCTCTGAATAAGAAGTTCAATACTGGTGATCATAAGTATCTTGTATATGTTGATACTGACTCTGTGTATGTGAATATGAAGCCAGTTGTTGATAAGTTCTTGGAAGGCAGACCAACATCAGATATCGTTCGTGCTCTAGAGAATGTAGCGAAGGATATTCTTCAGAATGAGATCAATAAGATTTGCGCTGAGGTAGCAGATACGCTTGGGTTCTTTGAAAACAAAATCCACTTCAAACTTGAAGCAGTTGGTGACACTGCTATCTGGTGCGCAAAGAAGAAGTATATTGTTCGCGTGCATTCTTCGGAAGGTGTTACTTATGCCAAGCCAAAGTTTAAGGTAATGGGTCTTGAGATGGTTCGTTCATCGACTCCTGCATTCATTCGTGGTAAGTTACGCGAGTCTCTTGTGCAGGTATTTGATGGTACAGAGAAGACCGTGCAGTTGTTTATTAGTGATGCACGTGAAGAGTTTAATAAACTTCCTATCTCTGCCATTGCCTTTCCTCGTACTGCCAATTCCATTGATGAATATGCGGATAGTAATTCGATTTACAAGAAGGCAACTCCTATTCACGTAAGAGGTGTTCTGTTATATAATGAGATCGTAAAGAGGAAGAAACTTCAGAGCAAGTATCCTCTGATAAATGATGGCGACAAGATTAAGTTTATGTATCTGACGATGCCAAATCCACTGAAGGAAAATATCATTGCGATTCCTGCTGATGGAATTCTTCCTCCGGATCTTGGTTTGCATGAGTATGTTGATTATGAGATGCAATTCCAAAAGAGTTTCATCAATGCAATGGATATTGTTCTCCAGCCGATCGGTTGGACTTCTGAAGAAACAAGTTCCCTTGAGAGCTTCTTCGGATAATTTATTTTGTTTTACCCCTGATACCAAGTATACTTGGTCATCTAATAAGGAGATATACCTATGAGTTTGCTTGAACGACTTCGCAAGAATTCAACTATTAAAGATACTGCTATTCTTTCTGATAGCAAGTATTTCACCAAGAAAGATATGATCTCTACCTCAATCCCTGCAATGAATATCGCATTGTCAGGTGAGATTGATGGTGGATTTGTTCCTGGTCTTACTTTGTGGTGTGGACCATCAAAGCATTTTAAGTCCATGTTCTCATTGATTATGGCAAAGGCATATCTGGATAAGTATCCGGAGGCAGTGATGATCTTTTATGACTGTGAGTTCGGCACACCAGCTGCTTACTTTAAGTCACTGAACATTGATCAAGAACGCATTCTCCATGTTCCTATTATGAATATGGAAGAGTTTAAGTTTGATGTTATCAAGCAGCTTGAGGCATTGAATCGCGGAGACAAGGTTATCTTTGTTATTGATTCGCTTGGTAATATGTCATCGAAGAAAGAAATGGATGATGCCATTGAAGGTAAGTCTGTTGCGGATATGTCTCGTGCCAAGCAGATGAAGTCTATCTTCCGTATGATTACTCCATACCTGAATCGTCTGGATATTCCTATGGTTGCTGTCAATCACATCTATATGGAACAAGGTCTGTATCCAAAGGCAATCGTCTCTGGCGGTACAGGTGTTTACCTTTCAGCTGATAACATCTTTATCCTTGGTCGTCAACAAGAGAAGGAAGGTACTGAGACTATCGGATACAACTTCATTATCAATGTTGAGAAGTCCAGGTATGTTCGTGAGAAGTCAAAGATTCCTATTGAAGTGAAGTTCGAGGGTGGCGTCTCTACTTGGTCTGGTCTGCTTGATATTGCTCTTGAGTCTGGTCATGTTATCAAACCTTCAATGGGTTGGTACTCCAGAGTCAATAAAGAGACTGGAGAGATTGAAGATAAGAAGTGGCGTGCAAAGGACACTGACTCCAAGTTGTTCTGGCAGTCGATTATCTACTCGGCTTCATTCCAGGAATACATCAAGAACTCATATCAAGTATCCAATGGTGACATTATCACTGATGAAGATATTGACGCAGAACTAGAGGAAGTTTAATGATTAACATTCGAATTATCGAAAGAGGTATCAATGTCAAGCCACTGCTGGATGAGGTTCTTTCTCTTCCTCCAGAGACTTGGGTCTCTCATGCAAAAGATACAACGCATAAGATAATCCCTATGACTGTTCCTGTCATTTATGAGGGACAAGATACTTCTATCCTTGATTCGAGTGAGACAATCAATACTCCTAATTATTTTAAGTGTCCGAAGATTTTGAATTGGATGCGGCGCAGGAATTTCTATTACCATACCTGGGCAGGAATCTATAAACTTCCACCAGGTGGTATGGTTCCACCACACAAAGATGATAGCGGTGATTACTACATTGATAAGATGCGTTATCATCTTTGCCTTCAAGGTAAGTACCTTTACAAAGTAGAAGGCGATCCAGTTTATACAATTACACCAGGAACTCTTTTCTGGTTTGACTTACAGACAACACATAGTGCTGAGTGTATTAGTGATGATGACAGAATTACTTTGTTGTTCGATCTACCTAGACCAGATACCCTTGTTAATCCATAAGAGAGGTGAATATGATTTTAGATCAAATTGAATTAGTACAGGATGCAGAACCAGACAAGATTAGACCGATTAGAATTATCGAAGGTGAATTTGAAGGTTTGGTAGTTAGGTTTGGGCGCGCATGGTTTCCAGAAACTGGGGAAAATAATCTTTCCTTTGAGATTGACATACTTGAGGGTACAATTGAGTCTGAGCAGGAACCTCGTTTACACGATTTCCTTGGCCAGATCTTAATGGCATTTATCCAAGAAGAAATGAAACGCGAAGAAAGAAACAATGACAAATCTGAGAATTGAAGAAACGATTCTATCCAATTTATTGATTGATGAGGAATACTCACGTAAGGCTACGCCATTCCTCGATGCTGATTACTTTGCCGAAAAGGCAGAAAAGACTTTACTCATGGAGATCAATGGATTCTTCATGAAGTATAACAAGTTGCCTACGAAAGAAATTATTCGTGTGCAACTTGCGCAGAGAACTGATCTGACTGATACTGATCTCAAGAATGCCATTGAGATCGTTGATAACTTTACTGATGAGAAACCAACCAGTAAAGAGTGGCTGTTGGAACAGACTGAGAAGTTCTGTAAGGAAAAGAGTGTATACAATGCTATCCTTCGCTCTATCAAGATTATTGATGGTAAGGATAAGGAACTGAACAAAGAAGGTATTCCGAAGATTCTTCAGGATGCTTTGGCTATTTCATTCGATACTGCAGTTGGTCACTCATACCTTGAAGATGCAACTGCTCGTTATGAGTTCTATACTCGTAAGGAAGAAAAGGTCGCATTCGATCTGGAGATCCTTAACGATATCACCAAGGGTGGTCTGGCAAAGAAAACGCTGACTCTGTTGGCTGCTCAATCTGGTGGTGGTAAGAGTCTCGTTATGAGTCACTTCGCCGCTGCTGCTCTTCGTCAGGGTAAGAATGTTCTTTACATTACTCTGGAAATGTCCGAGGAAAGAATCGCTGAACGTATTGATGCAAACCTACTTGGTATTGACATTGATAAACTGGCTGATCTTTCCAAGGAAGAATTCGTCCAGAAGATTGCTACGATTAGTAAAAAGACTCAGGGCAAGCTGATCGTCAAGGAATATCCAACTGGCTCGGCTCATTCGGGTCACTTCCGTGGGTTGCTTGAAGAGTTGAAGATCAAGAAAGACTTTAAGCCTGACTTCCTGATCGTGGATTATCTTGGTATCTGTGCGTCCTCGCGTATGAAGATGGGTGGTAGTGTTAACAGTTATTCCTATATAAAGAGCATTGCTGAAGAGCTGCGTAGTCTGGCAGTTGAGTATGATGTTCCATTGATCAGTGCTACTCAGGTCAATCGTAATGGCTTTGATAACTCGGATATTGAACTTACAGATACTTCTGAGTCAATGGGTCTGGTCCATACTGCGGACTTGATGCTTGCTTTGATTCGTACTGAGGAACTGGATGAGATCAATCAAATCCTGATCAAGCAGCTGAAGAATCGTTATGCTGATACTGCAATCAATAAACGATTCGTCGTTGGTATCAATCGTTCCAGGATGAAGTTGTTTGATCTTGAGAAGTCTGCCCAGACATCTATTGCTACTGGCTCATCCTTTAGTCCGAAGGGTAAGATGAAGAAAGTTGAGGAGCCAGACGTTCCTCTGTATGATCGTTCGAAGCCAAGACCTACGGACTTCGGTGGGTTCAAATTCTAAAATATATTTCAATTTCCCTGAAAAAACTCGTGCAATTACTCTAAATAGATGATGACCAAGAATTTACCAAAACCCTATTATGTAAGCGAAATTCTCGCTGGTGGAGCAACACACGAGAATGATGCGACGAAATTTGGTGCCATGTAGGGTTGGCTCTGATTAAAAACAAAACCCTACTTCGGTAGGGTTTTGTCATTTTGGGGATTTTACTTTTATTCAAGTCTCAGGTATAATTTCTTTATGGGTTGAGTGAGGTAGGCGGTTCTGGTTAGTTTAGGTTTGAATCGCTTTACTTTTATTCAACTTAGCGGTATAATATCTTTATCGGTTAGTTGTTGAACTTGCCGATTACTCTTTAAAAATTTGTTGTTTTATGGTTCCAGGGTTCTCCCTGGTGCCATATTGAAATGCATTAGAAAACATAGATGCCTGTGGGTGAGAATCCTAGGCTGGGGTGCCTTCACCATATCCCGTAGTGCATTTCAATATGGTGACATCATAGTGAAGCATAGCACTTCACTGATAAGGAAGTCTGGTCGGCTGTATTCAACTGGCTAGTGCTATGCTTCACTATGATATTTGCTCGATTCGTCTATTGGTTAGGACTCCAGGTTTTCATCCTGGCAAGAGGAGTTCGACTCTCCTATCGAGTACCATAATAAGTGTGTGATAAGACGGTGCGTGATTGCCAGTATCGTAACTTCGAGAGCTCGTCGGTCGAGGGCACACTTATTATGGTACCATATTGAAGCGCATTACGACTGACCAACTTCGGGTGTGGTTAGTTCCAGAAATAGGTCGTAATTGATTTTACGGGCAGTGTGTTTCAATATGGTGTGTTTCCAGTTTCACCAATCTCTCAGTTAAAAGCTGTTGATGAGTAAAGGGTGCGAGAAAATCAAATCCTTCTGGGCAGAACATGCCGCCATATTGAAGTGCATTCAAGCAATGACAGGAGTGGTAGCCCTGTATCTTGCTGGACTAAAGACCTACTACGTCTGAGTGCATTTCAATATGGTAGACAACGGGACGGTAGCTCAGTTGGTAGAGCAGCGGACTTTTAATCCGTAGGTCGTGGGTTCGAGTCCCGCTCGTCCCACCAAAGAATAATGCGGAAGTGACGCAATTGGTAGACGTGCTTGCCTTAGAAGCAAGATTCTGAGAGTTCGAGTCTCTCCTTCCGCACCAATTTATGGGTGTTTTGATGCTATGGCGTGTGCATCCCGAGACTGTAAATCTCGTCCTATTAGGTAAACATTCCTGGTTCGAATCCAGGAACACCCACCAAGATATATTCCTCGATAGCTCAGTTGGTAGAGTGCCGGACTGTTAATCCGTTGGTCCCTGGTTCGAGCCCAGGTCGAGGAGCCATTTAGCGAGAGTGGTGGAATGGTAGACACAGCAGACTTAAAATCTGCCGCTCAATGCGTACGGGTTCGAGTCCCGTCTCTCGCACCAAGTTTTAGGTGATGACCCAAGCGTAAAGTTCCGGAACTGAGAAGCTAAGAAGCGTAAGTGTACAGCTGGTTTCGTACCACCTAATTTGCGACCGTAGCTCAGATGGATAGAGCAGCGGATTTCTACTCCGTAGGTCAGCGGTTCGAATCCGTTCGGTCGCACCAGATTTTTAAGACACGGATACGTAGCACCTCCCTTTCACGGAGATGTATGCTCGTGGCAATTCTATGTAATTCCGTGACTGACAGGAAAGAACCCATATACTGTCAACTTATTTTGGATCTAAAGTGTTCATGGACGCACACCTCTCTGTCTAAGAGGAAGAAGGAGATCGTTACTCCTTAGATCCGCCATGATTAGGGTTTTCCTAAGTGAGAGAAAGGAGAATAAGTCTAAGTGTAATCACTGTAATAAAAATGTAATATTTTGAATGTTTTAGACTAAATACTTGTGGTGGTTGTATTAGCAGTTTCAATCCACTACGTCTCAATTTGTTAAACCGACATTAAAGGTCAAGAAGGAGTACTGAATGTCAGAATTAACGCTAAACAAAATCACCTCTCAAAAAGGTATCCCAATCGCCGAGGCAACTCGTCGCATCGCTGATCTCGGCTGGCAACCTAGCTATGTCCAGGAAGCATCAACTTTCCCTACCGACTATAAGATCGGAAAAGCACCTCGTGACCCAATGAAGCAAGTGCTGCGTTCCTACTTCCCAATGCAGGAAGAAAAGGACAGCCGTGTTTATGGTGCACTTGATGCCGCACTTCGCGGTGATATGTTCCGCAATACCCAGCCACGCTGGATCGAATGGATGAAGTTGTTCCTGGCTATCATCCCTTTCCCAGAAATTTCGGCTGCTCGCTCGATGGCAATGGTTGCTCGTCTAGCCCCAGGTGAAGAACTTCGCACTGGTTTCACCATGCAAATGGTTGACGAGTTCCGTCACTCCACGATTCAGATGAACCTGAAGAAGTGGTATATGGAAAACTACATTGATCCAGCTGGTTTCGATATCACTGAGAAGGCATTCGGTCAATGCTATGCTACGACTATTGGTCGTCAATTCGGTGAAGGTTTCCTGACTGGTGACTCGATCACTGCAGCAAACATCTATCTGACTGTTGTTGCTGAGACTGGCTTCACCAACACGCTATTCGTTGCTATGCCTTCGGAAGCCGCTCGTAATGGTGACTACGCTTTGTCAACTGTATTCCTGTCGGTTCAATCTGACGAATCGCGACACATTGGCAATGGACACTCTCTTTTGATGTCCATCGTCAATGACCCAAGCAACCACCTTTTGCTCGAGCGTGATCTACGTTACGCATTCTGGCAAAACCATGCCATCGTTGATGCTGCTATCGGTACTATCATTGAGTATGGTACGACTGACCGTGATAAGAACAAGGAGTCCTACTCTGAGTTGTGGCACCGTTGGATCTATGAGGACTACTATCGCAGCTATATGCTGCCTCTGGAAAAGTATGGTATCAAGATTCACCACGATGATGTTGGTGCTGCTTGGGATCGTATTGTTAAGAAGAACTACGTTCACAAGACGGCTCAGTTCTTCTCAGTTGGTTGGCCTGTCAACTTCTGGCGCATCGAAGCCCAGACAGAAAAAGACTTCGAGTGGTTTGAACATAAGTATCCGGGCTGGTACGCTGAATTCGGCGACTACTGGAAGTGGTACGAAAAGCTGAGCCACCCTGG